ATATACTGCCTTATTTATAATATATATTTTTAATATTACAAGAGAGAATATACTCTTTCTCTAACTCTAGTGTCTATATCTACGTTGCAAAAATGTTGCAATTTGTTGCAAAGGTGTTGCATTGCAACAAAGCTGGTACAATTCTATCATTTTTATCTTGATTATATTCTAATTTGCACCTTTAAAATTTTGTTGATTTTGTACAAATATTTTCTATGTTTTTCACAAAAAAGACGGCTATTTTCATGCCGCCCTTTCTATTTATCTATGCTACTTTGTCAAGTATTTTTCTAATGTAATCAACACCTTTTTGAAAAACAAGGGTTTTAATATTTATCCGGATTTCTCCCGGTCTGGCTTCATATTTCTGTTCTATAACTCTAAAATATCCACAATCAATATATTTCTGATATGGTTCATTGTTCTGTTTCAAAATTCCGTTATTTCTAAGAATTTCAAAAAGCTTGTTTCTACCAATTCCCGGGAAGTTCAAAACCTTAGCGACCTGCCCTATATCAATAGCGTCTTTACTATCGGTTACGGCATCGAAAAATTCTTCTTTCGGCTTCATCCTCTCGTTTTCGGTCAAGAGCAATTTATTCTTTTCCTCAAGCTCTTGTTTTCTTTCCAGTGCATCAGCGTAAGCCCTTAACGCTGTAGGGTAATCTTTCGGGATTTCGTTTTGATCTTTGTTGAAATAGTTGTCAACAAGTCTATCATACACATCCCAAGCAATATCATTGTTTAATGATTTTGCATGAAGAAACGCGCCTTTCTCTGTCCAGAGATACAGACGATTAAGATTACTTGGCAAATCGTGAATTTCACGAAACGCCCGGAGTTCTTCTCCATCAAGCAAAATAAAATGTTTACCCTCTTTATACCGCCCTTTGTTATGATTAAAATTGTATGAAATCGTTTTACTATCTGTTCCATACGCGTCCGCAATCTGCTGTGTTGTGAGTACGCGAATATTTTTATACTCCGTCACTGTTAAATTATTCATATACATAAACCTTTCAATTTCTTTCAAATATAGTCATCTTGTGTAAAACTTAGCGTCATAATATCCTTAGTAAAACAAAATTGTATATTTTATCTTGCGTAGGTTTGTATATCTTTTGTAAATTCGTCTTGTTTCCATGCACCACCTCCAAAAATAAAAACACGAAAGATTTCCCAACTTTTTGGGAATTGTCTTTCGTGTGCTTTGTTTGACTTGGTATGGTTTTTGTGTGTCGGGCTGGATTTTCTCCAGCCCTTTTGTTTACTCCTTGTCCGGTGTCGGCTTATACCGGTCATCTCCGGTCTCGATGTAGAGTAGAAAATCATTTATTTTCTTTTCACTCCATCCGGCTGCCCTAAGTCCAAGAACAAGTCTAGCGTTTTCCTGCATGTTCATATCTTCGCTCATTTTTCTCCTTTCCGGCTTTCGCCTATTGCCTTTCGACAATATTATAATAACATTAAAATATAATTTTGTCAACACTAATTTTAGTGTTTTAAAAAAATCTTATTTTTTCTTCATCAGTCGGAACGATTTCCAATACATCCGACGGCTGACATCTTAAAATAATGCAGATCGTGTTAAGCGTGTCTGTAGTGATTCCCTTCCCTTTTCTCAAATTCTGCATAGTCGCTTCACTCATTATCTTCTCTTTTCTCATCCGAGTAGAAGTGTATCCGTGTTTTGAAAGTTCTTTTAATACATCTATTTTATAATTAAACATTTTTTCACCTCACATTTTTTATTTACTACATTATATATAGAATCACTCTAAAAATCAACATGAAAATATTTTACAAGAACACTCTTTTTAGTGTTGACATGCACTAATATTAGTGTTATTATAATCTCAACAGGAAAACAAAGGACGGAGGTAAGCAAGATGACTGATAAAAAAGTAAAGGATTTTACAAAAGGAATTGAAGAGATCGAAAAACTTCATCCAGCAGACCGAGAAAAGGTTTTTCAAATGGTTGCCGATCGAAATGGTGCCGCCGCTGCTGGATACGTTGAAAAGAAAGTAAATGATTATGAAACAGCAAGAAACATGTTAAAAAAATTCTTTAAATAACGGGAGGAATGAACATGAAAAAAGTATTTACACCAGACGGGGAATATTTAGGAAGAGCAATAAAAATTGAAACCACCAGAAACGGCGTTGAGATCACATCGCCGTGCGATTTTCCGGGGTTCGATTCCCCGGCTTGCTTTTACCCAAAAATTTGAATATGGAGGAAAATTGAAGTATGAGAAAATTATTTTTATTAAAAAAAGGCAGAATAAACTTTTATGCATGCCTGTATGACTGTGGCATGTATACAATCGACCGAATTACAAAAGGATTCGGCGGAATTGTGACAACATTTGAAACACTGGAAGAGCTTGAAAAATATGCTGCTGAAAACGGATATAAAAAAGCATAATAACCGCCGCAGAGGATGCACGCCGGAACCACTGCCGGCGGCGGTTTTTACCCAAAAGGGATTTTATTTTAAGGAGGATTTATAAATGACACAATTAGAAAATTTGAAAAACCAGATCAAGGAATTAGAAAAATCATGTGATGAAGCGCGTGATAGAATTAAAAACGAGAACCTGCCGTTTTTAAACATTTATGAAAACAGAGCTGCATTTTTTATCAACAAAATAGAAATCCGAAACGTGACAAATCAGGGAATCCGGGTTTGTATTGTTTTTGAAGATGAAAAAGAGCTTGCAATCGCGATTAGTGATTATGCAGAGAATATAGCGTTTTAAGCCGGGATCGTCCCGGATTTTTCCAGTGTCCGGATATATTGCAGCTTGACAAGATACACGCCCGGTCATATAATGCGCTTAAGTGAACACGTATAAGCCATTTTAAGGCTTGCGCAAGGCAATGCAGTGCTTTTATATATTTACAACACGAAACGTCTGTAAATCGTTTTTACGACGTTGCAAGCCTGTAAACGTTACACTTATCTTGTCTTGGCACGCTCCACCAGCAGACATCCGGGTCACGGCGGAGACATCACCGGCAGACCGCCGGGGTGTGAAAATTCTGATTTCGCGATTTGTAATTTACAATCTTTACATCTGTGTTCAATTCATCCGGTATCTTCCCGACGATCAACACTGTATGTGGCTGCAACATGTCGATCATAACTTTGAATCCATCGCAAAACTCTATCCGTGCCGCCTTTGCCCGCACTCTTCCATTTGTGCATACAGCAGTCACACCGCCCTTACTGTACCCGGCAAAACAAAGATCATAATTGTCTTTGTCCGGGATACCTACGGACGGTATAACACGGATCCCGTTCAGAAACATGTAATGTGCAAGTGCATGGTTCCGGTACACGTTATACAGGTTCAATGCAAACGGCATACCACAATCGCCAGTAGCAATACTGAAATCCGGCATACAGACCGAGTGGAAACACTTCAAGTGTTCCATGTATTTATCCGGGTTATTCCACAGTCTTTGAAACTTTGAATCGTCAATATAGAAATTCACATTCAATTTTCTATGCCCTTTTATCTTTTGTGAAAAGCTCTCTCCAAAATCTATGGAGTCCTCCGGCAAATAATCCAAGCTGCATGCCGGGACAATCGGGATCTGATATTTTTCATCAAGCTCCGCTCCATAGATCATATATTCTTTCATAACATCAAAAGATGTATGACATCCATTGTACAATACTATCACCCCAAAAACATTTTACTATTTTTCTTCTTGACAAACAACTTCTTTTGTGAAAAGCAAAGAACGTGCGGCGTAATCACTTCTGCTTAGTTCATTTATCAGCTTTTCCCTTGTCATTTCCGGGTTTGTTCTGTGAATATACCGCAGCAATTCATCTATTTTGTCCACTATGCTGCCCTCCAATCAATGTTTGACATCAGATCATCCAAAAGATAGATCAAATCAGTACCGTACAGGCTTATCCAGTCCGCGAGATACTCTTCCTGCTCAATCGGCATATGAATGTTATAGGAAAAACAAAAGCAATGGCAAAGCTCATGGGCTAGTATTTTGCGCAAATAACCATTTTTCGGTTTATCTGAAACATATATAGCCCTGTCGTTCCAATCTGTCACAGCAAGGCTGGTAGAGCCATCAGAGCGCATAAGCTTACCGTTTGCACTGTGAACAAATTCTATTTTCCATTCAATACCATTTATTACAAACATATTTTACCTCCAAAAAAAGAAACCACCAGCCAAATATCAGCCAGTGATTTCTAAATTTAAAGTTATTCTTCTTGCTCTTCAACCAACAAATAATTAATGTACCTTGTTGCTGTTCCAGCAAGTTCTTTGCTGTAGTCTAGCAAGTCCATCTTGTACTCCGGTTTATGCCCATATGTGACTGTATAGAACTTTTCCACAAGTTCTAAGTTATGTAAGTCAGACAATTCCACAAGAATTTTGTGATATAAAAATTTTCTCGTCCATCCGAACCGGTCACAGATAATTTTGAGTTTCCAGTTATTTTTATTAAACCATTTACCACTTTCTATCTTTTTTACGATGCTCCAGTGTGCAAACGGGTCTTTCTCCGGAATTTCAGCCTGCGTATTTTTCAGAGCCTGTTCCATGTCGTGAAAGCGATTGATGTATTGAGCCGTGAAAGCCGTCCCCTTAACTCCGGTCAGCTTGTGCGCGATAAATTCGCATCCTTTCTTGGTAATGTCGTAGCAAGGTCTGCTTTGGTTGTTAGCATCTTTATATGTATTTTCTCGAAAGAAATCAACCAACGCAATTTTGCTCTCGTTGCCCAAGCCAATATTGGCTTGGGCGATTTGCGATGTATATCGCCGTATATCTTTCAATAATTTGCCGTGTTCTTTCCCAACCATTTCCGAAACTTCCATACTGGTTAACGTCTGTTCTAATTGTTTCATATGAATATTGTTCATCAGCAAATCCCCCATTTCTGCTTAAATGAAATAATTGTTTTCAAAATAAACTGCAAAAATTTTTCGTCCTGTATGCTCTGGATTTCCGTTATCAGCTGTTCTTTCATCTCGCACCGCCTTTCTTGTCGGATGCAAGGTTACTTGTAAAAATCCACACACATTTTAAAAAGTGTTCGCTGAGTACATTCAGATTTTTGGTAATTTCTTCAATATACATTTCTCTCATAGATTTTTCCTGCCTTTCAATTTTTTCTTGAAAAGAGATACTCTCTATGATAAAATATTTCACAGAGAGTTATCTCGGTTGATAAGAAGTTGTTTTCGTTGGTAGCGTGGCAACTTCTTATTTTTTTTGACCTTTTAGCTTTTCAATCCCCGCTCTTATAAGTTCTAATATGGAATATCCACTTTCTGATGAAAATTTCATAATTTCATCTTTTTCTTGCTTCGATACTCGAACATAAAGTCTTTCATTCATAGGATTGTCAACTTTAGGTCTGCCTGTGCGTGGAGACATTCTCAGCACCTTCTTTCTGTACGCACATTTAATATATAATAGTACGCACAAAAAGTCAATACCTTTTTGAAAAATTTCCAAATCCACAAATCACTAGCTGATATTCAGTTGTCAATGTTCAAACAAACAGGGGCATTTCTGCCCCTGCCATTACATTTTGGAAACAAGCGTTGACAGCTTGCTTTTTGTCATTGTGCGCTCCTCCGGGGTCATGTCGGATATAAGCTCCGCCATATCCTCCGAAAGCTCTTTCATGTATCTTTCAAGATCATGCATCTTTGCGTCCTTGTCCTCCGGCGTATTGCCCTTGTGAAGCTCTTTGCTTTCCATGTAGCTTCTACGGCTCATGCCGCTTTTGCCCTCTCTGCGATCACGCATTCCACCATCTTGTGTCATTTTAGGCTCGGTATAATACATTCTGCCGGAAGAACGATCCATATCACGGTCGTGTTCCATTTCCCGGTACATTTCCGGTGTCATGTGCCAGTATGGAGGTTCTTCATATCCGCGGCGCGTACCTCTTCCTTTTGGGGCAAATCTTCCGTTTGCATAGCGGTAGTTATCATAAAATCTTCTGCCGTCATCGAATCGATCAAACATTTCCATTGTTTCATCTGCACTGGATTCTTCCATTGCTTTCATCAATGTACGATAATACATTGCTTCTGCAAGGTCTTTCATCATGTCTGTAACCTGTCCCATTTCACACGGGTCTATATTTTCAATTCCTTTGTCAATTTCGCATTTAGCACATTCAGACAGTTTTTCAATCATTTCGTGCATTCTCTTAATATCCATAAAACCGCCCTCCTTACGCTTCCCGGACTGCAATTAAATTGCTGTTCTGAACTTCGATTGACTGCGTAGACGTATTCTGTACCGCTACCGTAACACAACAACCGCGAGGAACGTCCACATATGCCTGCGCCGAAACGTTAAAGAAGTTTTCAACTGCCGCCGGTGTAACAATCATTCGAGTTGACTGCAACGGTTCTCCGTCAATTGCAATAGCCAGTGAAATAGCTTCAACTGTGCCACCGGTAGGAATTTGAATGTTCCCGGAATAAGATACCAAAAATCTTGCCCGGCACTGATTTGTAAGTCCTCTTAATTTAACAATGCCACTTCCCTGTCTATGAACAATGCATTTTGTTGCGCATACCGGAGTTTCTGTAAATGCTACATCTTCTCCCTGCGCGACAGTTTGAATTGCAATTCCTGTAAATTCTGCCATAATTATTTACCTCTCTTTCAAAAATAAGGGCAAACATTATAGTCTGCCCTTTGTGTTTATAAGCAATACTGCACAGCAGACATAATCGAGTTAAACTCAATTAAGATACTCAATTATTCAATTTTGTGTAGCAGCTACTTTTAGCAGCTACTTTTAGCAGCTACTTTTAGCAGCTACATCCTGTGTTGCATCCACAGCCATACGCATAAGCGTTAGGATTTGGAACAACATATGCCGGGATTGCAGCCGGATTTACAGCGTTGATGATCTGCTGTGTCTGCGCTGACATTGCGGTAGTGAGCAATGCAGACTGGCGATCCTGTGATGCGGCTCTTCTTAAGTCATTATTTTCTGCCTGTAAGGAAGAAATCTTTTCCTGACACAGGTAATCAAGGATTGCCCTTGTTCCTGCCTGCTGGCTGTCGATAATGTCTCTGGTGTTGCTGTTCATGGTGTTCTGTAATGCGCAAGTGTTCTGCGCCATATTGTAGTTCACACCCTGGATAGCTTCCCTGGTCTCGCAGCAGCAATTAGCCAACTGGGACTGTAAAGCATTCTGCGCCTGCATAAGTGTCACGTTTGTGGTATTAAATCCCTGCTGTGTCTGGTAGCCAAGGTTGCAGATTGCATTGTCTACACCATGGAAACCGTTCATAACGGCGGTATTCTGTGCGTAAAATCCATCACAGAGACCATTTGTGATACCATCTAACTTTCCGATGATAGCCTGCGTGTCAAAACCACGCTGAATTGCAGAGTCGGTGTATGCAGATGCTGTCGCTCCCATACCTCCGTTTCCTCCCCAGCCATTGCCGCCAAAGCCGCCCCAGCCAAAGATCATAGCGAAGATAATGATAGCCCACCAGCCATCGCCGCCCCACATACCATCATTGTTTCTTCCGTTTCCTGTCACTGCTGCAATATCAGCAAGACTAGGCATTGCATTTCCATTAAACATTTTGTTTACCTCCATCTGATCTATTTACAAATGGGATAACCGGTTATTTTGCGCGCACCCCAAAATGTACTAATGATTAAACATACTCATAACTTTCTGTTTTGCTTCATCTACCGTAATTCCTCTTTCTTTACAGAGATTCTCTGCCATTGTCTTAAGTCCACCTGTATCTCCGCTTTGATACATTTGCATGGCATTTTTTGCCATAGGATTGTTTTGAACCTGCGGAGAATTCATCATTTGATTTAACAATAATTGTGCCGGATTCATTCTGGATCACTCTCCTTTTTTACCTGTGAAGTTTTTCTTTGACTGCTTGGAATTTTATCTAATCGGTTTTCTATCTGTTCAATCTTCCCAAAAAGTTCATCAAACTTCTGCATAAATGCACCTGTGCACTCGTCTGATAGGTCAAATTTCAATTTTTCAGTATCATGCGATAAATTGCTAACAGTATCATGCGAAACTGGCTTAAAAACGATTGTGCGAATTGTTCCATCTGCGTTCCAACTTTTAGCGTATATTTCTGTCATATCCTGTTTTGGGAAAAATGCAACGCTGCCATCCATTGGCACATCATTGGCAGTGATGTTTTCTACCGCCGGAACTACTTTTCCATTTATGCCAAAAGTTTGAACAGGGATCTGCTGCTGAATTTGCTGCGGTGCCTGCATATAATTTTGTGTATTATCAATGCGTGGCTGATTCATATACGGATTGTATGCGTACTGCTGCCCGTATTGCTGCATCTGCTGATTATAAATCGGATTCTGGTATGCTCCGCTCATATTCATCCTGTTTGACCTCCTCTAAAACATCTTCTATTGCGTGTATGATAGACGACTGCGTTGACAAGTCCAAGGACTGTAACTCTTTTCTGGCAAAAATTTTTTCAAGAACTTCATCTGAAAACACCACCATCCCTCCCTTTGATTATATTTTTGCATAAAAAAAGGCGGCAAAACCGTCACGATTCCGACAGTTTGCCGTCAAAAAATACAAAAAAAAAGAACGCATTAAGCGTCCATACATCCGTTCGTGTTACCTTTAGTGTTACCTTTGATTTTGACCTTTAGAAAAGACACCATTCAAAAACTCCTTTCTTTCAGTAAAATCAAGGCTTCACAAGGTTTTCTTAAATAAAAATAAAGTAGCGGAAGGGAGATTCGAACTCGGTATCAATTCTCTCAAACCCGCATAAATACTGAATTTCTTTATCTCCAAAGGTGTTACCTCGTGTTACCTTTTACATTGATAATGCTTTTGCAATATATTCCTGCATTTCACTCTCTGTCTTGTTATTAAAATAGTAATGATCGAGAGTTGTTCTGATATCTGTATGCCCCATTTGTGTTTTTATTACCGATTCTGGAACATTTCCATCTATCAACTTTGTTGCATATGTCTTTCTTGCCTTGTGAATTGAACGTTCACCAATTCCTATTCTATCACATATCACATATAGCCGCCTTGTAAATGCCTGACCTTTTATTCGTTTACCGTTTTTCATAAAAATATATTGCCCAAATGGATTGAGCATTTTTATTTTTCTCATAAGTTCTTTGGTATCTGCGGTAATTATAACATCTCTAAACCCGGCATCACTTTTAGGAAAATTTTGAACATCAAATACATATTTGCCATTATCATCTCTATATCTTATTTCTGTCTTTGATATATGTATCTTATTTTCTCCGACATCAGACCATGAGAGGGTAGATATTTCCCCAACTCTCAATCCTGTTTTAAATGCCAAAATAATGCCAAGTTCTATCAATGTAGGCTCATCTTCCATTACAAATCGTTCAATTAAAAGTTCCTCATCCTTAGAAAATACCAATTCGCAGTCTGACTTATGGTTCTTTTTAAATGACTTTTCCGAAATTTCCAAATCACCCATAAAACTGGTTATGCTCAGGCTGGTATAATGTTTTTTCTTTGCATATTTGAAAATTCCGTTAATCAATATCCGCATATCAGAATAAGCTTTTTGCGTAAGTTCCAGTTTTGAAATAGCTGTTTTTATGAATGATTCCAATATTTCTTCATCAATGTACCGGATTTTTCTATTTGCAATCGGCAAATACTTATTTTCAAAAAATCTTTTAAAATTTGTCTCGTACTTGTCCTTTGTCTGTCTTGTTATTTCACCATATTCAAGTTTTTCAGAAATCCAATTAGAATATACCTGAATAACTGTAGGTTCATCCTCCTTAGCTTTATAGAACTTTACTATTTCATCTTCAATTGCTTTTTCAGATGTTCTCTTTACAAGTCTCTTTCCTCTCTTATTATCTTCATCTGGCAAATATGTGTAAAACTTTCCATCTTTTCCTTGCCAAATGCTGTAAGTGTGTTTTTCAATAAATTTTTTCCTTTCGTTCATTTCAATTTTTTTCTGAATGGTGTCTATGTTGATAATACCATTTTCGATGGCAATATTCAACAACTCACTATTTGAAAGATTTCCCGTTTAACTCACCTTCTAACTTTTTTACTTTCTGTTTAATATCAAAAATTCTTCTTTCCACTGTTCTTGTTGATACGCATAGTCTCATGGCTATTTCTTTTGAAATAAGTCCACGGGCAAGAAGATAAAATATTTCTTCTTCCTGCTCCGTGAAATTGGCGTTTTCAATAATTGTTTCAAGCTCTGGCTTAGTCAGTTTTGAAAACTTCATAAGCCACTATCCTCCAATATTTTATTCTTCTCCCTGCCAGATCTTCTGTGTACCGTCCATCATTGCCACATATTTTCCGTAGCTCATCCCGGCTTCTCTTGCTTTTCTTAAAACATCATCTAAAGTGCTGTTCCTACATGTTTTTGCGCTTCTTTTCTCTCTGTCTTTTCTTCTGCGGTATTCATTTCTGCAATCCTTTCCACAGGTAAGTGCTCTGACTGATATTGATTTATATTCTTTTCCGCAGATCACACACTTTTTTGTATATACCTTGCTATTGAGCATAATTACACGTTCTCCTTAATCATAACAATCCCTGATATCATCTACGTCTCCTGCCAAAAAGCTGTCAAATACTTCTGCTACTCTCTCTATAAGGTCTCCATCATGTCCATTCACTCTCATCTGCTCCGAGAAATCTTTCTGTGAACACTGAAGTAAACCATTTCCCGACCTTGTCCATTCTTTTCTGTAAGTTATTCCATTCAATTCCAATGTTTCATTAATTCCGTTTTCCGTCAGTTCTACCGTATATTTCATGTAATTCTTCCTCTCTTTCTGCATTATATTTCTTCCACGCAACAATTTTGCTTCTATAAAAATACTCTGGATCTCCACTAAAGCACTTACCCCTTGTCGCAAACCGTCCGTTGTGTGTAATCGTTCCAACAAATTCATGCTGCGGCAAAAGTAAACTATCATCTGCAGACAGCAGGCAAACCTTTGTATCTAATGGTAAACTGTCCATGTCATAGTTCCAATCCATCTATTTTCCTCCTTTTCCTTGTTAAAGTTCTTCTTCCTCAGTCCTCCGTATTTTCCTCATATTCCTCTTTGCTGATGGTCCTGATGCATTCCTCACTCACTCCTAAACTTTTCGCCATGTTTGCAATGGCTCTTTTCACATAGTCGTATGCACTTTCTTCAAAAATCCTTGGCTTTTCTTCTGTGACTGTAAAACCTATATTCTGCTCTGTATATCCAACGGAACCCTCTCCGCCAAACATTTCTGAATCCTTAATTTCAAAGTATAATGATATTCTGATTTTCATTTCATTCATTGTTTTTCCTCATCTTCTGCTGTCTGTATCATGACAGCACCTCCAAATCTTCCAATGGAACATAATGTTTTAAATTGTTCGCATAATAAACAACAGCACATTTTACCGTTTCTTTTGCTCTTTTCGATACATAAAACGCTTCTGGAATGACTCCGATACCTACATCACATTCATCTTCATAAATCGCATCAAGATAGCCTTTTATGACAATATCCTTATATCCAACAATTACACCTGTGAAATCCTTATCAACGTGTTTGAAATAGGTTTTTTCGATATACTCAACGTTCTTTTCGACAGTGCCATCATTGTTTCCATCTGCCAGATTATTGTCCATTGCATCAGCAGTTAATGTTTCCCTGTCGAGATACAGCCATCTTCTGTCTTTAAATGGTTTATAGAAGCCTTTACATTTTACTTTATCGAATAATTTCATGGCAGCACCTCCGGAAAGTCTGTGATCTCTATCTGACTTATGCAGGGTTCGCCGTTAAAAAAATCCTCGATACTCATTTGACCAACCGGACATTCCATAACATCTCCTTTCACAGCTATCTCCAAATTGTTTACAGCCTGTTTATAATAGCTTTCTTTCAATTCGATGCCGATACCTCTACGTCCCATCTTTACGGCAGTATATGGTACTGATCCAATCCCTGCAAATGTATCTAATACAATGTCATTGGGATTCGTCCACAACTCAATACATCTCTGAATTACTTCGAGCTGCAACGGACAAATATGTCTCTCGTCTTTATCTTCTCTCGCGGATTTTTTCTGTAATGTATCACTCTGCCGGATATCCATCCACACTGGACTTGCATAATTCTGCCATACATCAACTGGGAACGTCTCATGTGTATGTGATACACGTTCTGGGTTTTCTCCCGGCTTACGCATTGTAACAATATAATCTGGAATTCCCTGGCGATTCATAGTGCTGTCTTTTCTGATTTGCTTATGTAACAACCCCAGTGCTTTTGTTCTCTGCATTTCAGTAACCGGATTTTTCCAAATTGTGACTTTACTATGATAAATAAATCCGCAATCTTCAAAAATTTTTCTAATAATTGCCGGGAAATCTTTCAATCCAATCACTCCATCCCGCTCTTTCATAAGTGGCAGATCCATGCAATGAAAACTTAATAATCTCCCCGGCATGGTCACACGGTACAGCTCTTTTGCAAGAAAGATAAAATGATCATAAAATTCATCATCTCCTTTACTGTTTCCCATATCTCTATCACTGTTTGAATATGTATACAGGCTTGCGAACGGTGGGGAGAAGATCGTATAGTGTATACTGTTATCTGGGATTGCCTTTGCAATTTCGCATGAATCCCCGTTATAAAGCGCATATCTGTTTTCAATTACCTGTTCTAATACATTCATTTATCAAATTCCTCCCATTCTGGTAACTCCATAGATACTTTTGGTTCATAAGGTGTGCTAATTCTGCACGTACTCTTTAGTTCTTTTTTTGTAATCTCCTTTGTAAGTTCCGTCATTTCACGCTGCATTTTCAAGAAATCAGCCTGTTTTCTCTCAATGTTCTCTTTTACACACCCCTCTTTTGCAGAAATAATGATATACACATTTACTGGCAGGCTCTGACCAAATCTATAGCACCGTCTCACAGCTTGATAAAACTGTTCGTAGCTATCTGATAGTCCAGTAAAGATCATATTATGACAATTCTGCCAATTCATTCCAAATCCTGCTATTGATGGTTTTGTAACAAGGCATTTGATTTTCCCCTCTGAAAATCCGATCATTGAATTACTTTTATGATCCGGTTTGTCAGAACCTTTCACTTCAACAGAATCGTGGATAACCTCATGCAACTTTGCACTTTCATCATTCAGGTCACACCATACAAGCCATTGTTCATCTGAATTGTTTGCGATTTCTGCAGCTTTTTCACATCTGAGATCAAGGCTGTCTTTTCTCGCCTGCCTACGCTCTGTAAGTGTCAATGTTTCCTTGATTGGTTCATCTCCGTCAACAATGATTTCTTTAATATCAAGCTGTGGCAGATTATAACCAGAAACCTCATATCCGGTATTTGCCGGATTATCAATAAATACGCTGAACGTTGCAAGCCACTGCCAAAATACATCAACAGCATGTCCTTTTAATCTCCATTTCGAAGTTTGACCGCCATCATGCACAAAGAACATTGAAAGCATTTCTGCCCTTGTCATAACTCCGCAAAATTCAGAATGATTTCCAAGTTCCATATAATCATTCGGTGCCGGTGTGGCTGTACATGCCAATTTATACGGCACATCATGAAAGTTCTGAATAATCGCTGTTCTGACTTTGCCAGAATAAGACTTTAAAATACTACTTTCATCAAGTACCACTCCGACAAATTCATTCGCAACAAATCTGTCTAACTTCTCATAATTCGTGATATTGATTCCATCAATACATTGCGACTGTTCCTCTACTACCTTTGCAGCATATCCAAACTTTTCAGCTTCACGTCGTGTCTGTTCTGCTACCGCCAATGGTGCAAGAATCAGTATTTTGCCGCCTACATGTTTATGTACTTGATACGCCCACGATAACTGCATCGGTGTTTTTCCAAGTCCACAATCGGCAAATATACACGCTTTTCCTTTCTTCAATGCCCACCGAACAACATCTTTCTGAAACTCGTATAACATCGGATTCAATTCTGCCTTATCAATATCAAATCCACTACTCTCTAATACGAATCTTTTATTTGCTAAAAACTCTTTATAATTCATTTTCCCAAAAGGAACCCGATATATCGTTACCCCGGCCGGAGGTTCGGCTCCTTTCTGATATTCCGTGCACATATTTACAATAGAGCACTTTAAATTTATTTATGTTATGTTTTATGCAATAAATTCATCGTTTTATTGCTTTTAAATCATCCAATCTAACGGAAAACCTCTCACTCCTTTTTTATTTCAAAATTTCATCTAAGCAGGCATTCCAACCCACCCGACGTATTGATGTGCTGAGATCTTCATAACCAGATTTCAACTCTGGTATCTTCTCCGGCAGTTTCCGGAGTGGACACCAATCCGGCTTTTTTCCGTCTGGTACAAGTTTTCCTGTCGCACAGCACATATATTCGTCATCATTCTCTGTCTCATAGCACAATGTGCATTTCTGGCACACCTGTTCCGGCATATCCATAACCAATACTGCTTTAGGCATTTTCTATTCCTCCTTATTCTGCTATTCAGTGGCATAACTCAATTCGGATTCCAGATATTCTGTCAATTCCTCCACCGTCTCAACGTTTTCTCCTGCGCGTATTTCTGCAACCAACCACTCAATGCTTTCAAATTTACTTATTACTTTTGCTAATTCTTCCATGATTATTTTTCCTTTCTGTCATTTAATTAACTTTCGTTTCCGGCTTCTCACACCGCTCAAATTCGATAACCCACACCCACGGTGAGGCATCCCAACCGTAGCGATTGAGGTTTGATTTCTTGATGGTGCTGTTCCAGATTCTAATAAAATGCTCTCTGGCTGTATGTATGCGATCATATTCATTCTCCGGGCTGTGAATAAACCCTCTGTTATCTATCGCTCCTTCTGCTTTTGCTCCATCTTCAGTGACATCCTGCAACCGCTCAATTTTAACATCCGTAACCTTAAGCCAGATACGTGCCGCTTCTTTCGGCATATGAATTGATGGTTTCCATTTTGTAATATCTGCAATATCATTTCTTTGCCAATCTTCGTAGTAATAGTATCCGTTCGGCGCCTTTTTCCATGTTTCACGAACATACAGGATATCGCCCGTACAGATAGGACAGGTTCTCTCCGCCGTACTTAACTGTTCCATATGCTCCTTATCAACAAAGTTATATACTGCATAAGTTCTCTTGTCGGCATTGTAAAATTCCATATCCGGCACAGTACACTCATTGGCATCTTTGCAAATTCGCCTCGTGCAACTCTTTCTTCCGTCTAGAATTGCCCGAACCATTTCTGTATTGAATAAAATCGGTTTAATTGACATCTGTGCATCTCACTTCCTTTGCTGCTCTCATGAGCGGGCACCTATTGCATTTGTTTTCGTCAACAGCATTTGCATACGCGCTCGCCAAAACCTTATGATTTTCCTCTGCCATATGTAACAATCCAATCAATCTGTCTTTTTTCATGTTATTCAGTGTGGAATCCGCCGGAAGCGGTTTCCCGATCACGCCTTTGTCAAACCCGTTAAAATTAACCATCTACTCCGCCACCTTTCACAATCTCGATTGCTTTACTAATAAGGCATACCGTGCAGTCCGATGCTCTACACTCTTCTCCAAAACAATCTTTGTTCACTGGTGATGTCATTATTTTTTCAACTTCTTCCAACTGCTCCACAACCTTGTCTACATCATAAGCCGTCGGATATTCTTCTAGTAAATACAATACTGCATTTGTATTTACTAAAGTTCCATTGCTTAAAGTAACCGATTTTAAATCTTTCTTCAGCGCATCCGCATCAATCAGTCTCATCGTTCGCCCTCCTGTTCCAATCTGTAGTTGCTTTCGTTCGCTCGTCTTTCCCTGTTCTGATGCCTCCGTCCTGATCCATGTACATCTCACATTCATAGCTTTTTGGAAGTTCTGTTCCGCATTTCATACATTTGATTTTGAACATTACTCCAACATCCGAATGTGATGACTTATTTACAATGGTAAAGAACATTGCTTTTCCGCCGCAGAACGGGCATGGTTTAAGTTCTTTGTTCATTCTTCATTCCCCCAATCAATCATTTGACCGCAACTCGGGCAATATGTGGGACTAGCACTTTTAAAACATCTTGGGCATGATGGACAAATCATTGCGTTTCCCATAATTCTCGGTCGCTTCGCTGTCTGTTTCCCCATCGCCGCCCGGCACTCTTCTGTCGTGCTGATTGCACGGTACTGCTGAACTTCTTCCAGTGCCTTGATCGCTTCCTCAAAAGCTCTAAGTGTACTGCTTTTACTTTCCCAGCCCATTTCTTGCTTGATTATTTTTATTGCCTTGTTCTCATCCATTGTTACACCTCCAACAGTTCCGGGTTATCAATCATGTTGCCGATCACTTCAAAATTCTCTGAATCAAAATCATCCAATTCCTCGTAGTCATCACAGCCCGGCTCATTCGTACACCATCCGTTTTCATGCCACACGACACGCTTTCTCGTCTCATCTTCTGGAAACTCAACGTCGATATGCCCTGAAAGAATATCATTCTCAAAAATCAGCTTTCCGTTCTTATCCTTAAGTCCGGTGCACCAACAAATTGTGGATGGATCAATTTTCAGAGCATATAAATCTGATGCGTAACTAGGGACGATATAGTATTTTTCTCTTCCGGTAAATCCATATCGTACCAAACCGCCAATAACCCATTCGTCGTTATTAGTTCGTTTTGCTTTGCATAAATATCTATCTTCCATCCTTTTCCTCCATTTCTTTCAACTTGGCTTCTGCTTCCTCTTGTGATAAAAACCAGGTTTCCTTGTACATTTTTTCTGACAGGATTCGGTCTGTACCATATTCCCGATCTTTGTCACACTCCATGTACCATCCTTTTTCTGTAAAAGTAATAAAGGCTACTTTCTGATGATAAATTTTATTGTTCTCCGGGTGCAGACTTAAAATATTTAATTCATAATTGACTTTGCTAGGAATTAAATATACATCTGAGCCAATTCCACACGGCAACCGCAGAAGTAATCCCTGCTCCTCGGTATCCTCATAGTCTTTGAGTTTCCGATATACGGCATCTATTTCCTCGCAATCCGGTTCACATGCCCTTTCCCACAGTTCATCATCAATCCACAATGGATTTCTCTCTGTTAATCTCTCCATGCTATCCCTCACTTTCTGCCCGAAGCCATTGTTCCACATCTGTAACAGAACACATTGCTACGCCGCCCTCAATGGTCTTTACGCTACCCTGCTCATATGTTTCGATTGAGCAAAGGAAATCTAAAAGTTCTTCATCCGTCATGCTCCGGATCCTGTCTGCATTGGTCTGCGGTCTGCATTCTTTCACAATCTCAAAGCACTCATCCTTCCAAGCTAAAACATTTTCTAGCTTATAGGAACTGTAGCCAACATGATAATAATCCTCTCCGATTTCCTTGTACTTGATTTCGTAATATAGCTTTTTTTCTATCATTGTTACGATAATATCTAAGCAGGAAACTTTAATGCGTTCCGTTTTGCTATCCCGTGCCGCAGTTCTTATACACTCAATCATGACTTTCCTCGCTTTCCATGTACGGCTCCGGCAGTGGCATCCAAGCCACTATCCTGTAACCATGTATTCTTACTAAATCACACCACCATTTTCCATCGGTTGTGTGTGCACTAGTTGTAACCGTTCGCCCGGCATCATCGGCCACTGTTACAATTACCTCGTCTGATTTTCTTTCAAACATCGCAGTGCTCCACTTTTTAGTCCCTTTAAATTTTATGAACATGCTATCATGTTCCTCCGGCAGCCTCTCACTACATGGAATCCATCCGCTTTCCTGCTCCAAAATCCTGTTTACCTCTTCCTCTGAAATCACTTTCGTTAGTGGAGAATATCCGCAGGCTTCTGTTAATGATTCAGTTATCCGGTTTTTAATTCTGCTCATTTCCATTCTGGTCCTCACTCTCTGCCAGTTTGGCATGCTCCCATATTATTGTAGATCCATTAGTGGTGCTCCATGATGTTTTGCCATCGCTCCACGCATACACATAATTGTTCTCGAATTTAGCAAAATGTTTTTTCTCCCATTCGTCGCTGCTGCAGCATCTAACATAAATCGGTGTGTCAACAGGAACTTTACTCCAATCAACAGGCGGCTTGCCATATTCGTTATCAGCCCAATCCCTTAATTTTTTTGTGCAATCGTTACAACCATAAAAATCACAATCAATGCATTTTCCACATGATTTCGGTTTTCCATGAACGATAGCTACTTTATATCCATCACAGGCAATTTCTGCGATCTCCTTGGCATACTTCTCTTTATTCAGCATCTTTCTTCTCCTTCCCGTACCGCAACTGATACGGTACTTCCTTAAAATCTCTCAATGCATCCGGGTTTGGATGCTTCGGTATTCTCGTCTGACGGTTTTCCATCTCTGCTATGATTCTGCGTCTCTCTTTGCTTTCTCCGTGCAATTTATACCTCCGTCATTTTCCAAGATTGTTCACAAGCTGTTCTGACCTCGTATAAGCCTTATCCAACAGTTCCAAGTATTCACTAAAGGAAATCTGTGCCTTTTCAGATAACTCCCTCGGATAACGCTCTAACAAAGCCTTAATGCACTGTTTCATGTCTCCAAAATATCCGATTGTTCGAACGCTTTCTTTTTCATTGCCGTCCTTATCCTGTCCGGCATATCTCTGTCTCAGGGTGTGATTCAGAGAATCAATCTCCACAAAATATCCATCCTGCAGTTCCACAGCTAACTTGTCCATCAACCAATCCTCCTATATTTCATACGTCTTTCCGATAAACCGCTTATCAATGTACTTACATTCCCATTCCAGTACACTTGCGATCCCTGTCATGGTTTCATATCCGGTAGCAAGGCAGTTAATCAAATATCTGATTCTCTCATAAACCTGTCTGATCTGATTTCCCGAAAATTTAAACTGCGTTTTAAGGCAGACACCCAACATAGCAAAATAATTAAATACCTGTGCCAGTAAAAACTTATTTGCCTGTATCATGCAGTTCGGTGCAATCTTTCTCTCTACCAGATAAAAGCTCTCACGATACGGAATCTTATTTGTTTCCTCTCGCACGTCAATCTTGCATTTATCTTTCAAATAAAAACCAAGTTCCTCGCCTGTCGTTCCATCCTTTGCATTCTCCACATATGCATCAATAGTCTGCTCAACCTTTATGATTCTTTTGTGTCCGAATCCGAACTTATCATGCAGTGCCTGATATGCCATCATGCGGACGTTATAATAGGATTCCTCTATCAGATAATCCGCATTGCTTTGTGCCTTGGCGTGTCTCTGTATTCCGATCAGTTCACTCTTGGAATATCCAAGTGGCTGCATCCGCTTTTTCTTTCTTGCCAGCGCATTACTCATTTGTTCTTCCATCTCCTCTCTACATCCTCAAAATGGCTAAATACAAGACTTTGAACATATTTTGATATATTTGTCCGTGCATATTTTTTAATTAGCATTTCCCATGCTTCCATCATTCCTTGGAACCACTCATCTTCGTTATCAGCTTCATAAAACTGCTGCCGGAATTTATAATAGTCATTAAAAAACTGCCATTCTTCGGAACCTTTTTCAAATTTCTTACTTGCCATAATCATTCACCTTTTAATCAAATGGTGTGATGCCACATACTTCTCGGAAACCGTCTTTCTGTCGCATCCGTGCTTGAATCTGTTCAATGGTTTCGGTTCGCTCGATGAATCTCATGTGATCGCCGTCAAATTGGAGAACTTCTTTTAAATGCGTTCCCTGCCTTTGTTTTTCAATTTTCCATCCCTTATATTTACCATCTTCATCAAGATTCCATAACAAGATAATGTTTGATGCATCCTGCTCAACGTCTCCGGATTCTCTCAATTCTGCCATGGTTGGCTCTTTTGTTTCTCTCATCTCTGATATTCGATTAAGCTGAGACAGTACGATAATTGGCACATGCAGTTCCATAGCCAATGCTTTGATAGCTTTTGAAATATCTCCGACCTCGGATGCACGGTTACCGAATCTTCGATCAGCCTTGATTAACTGCAAGTAGTCAATCACGATCACATCATATCTTTGGTGCCTGCATTCTGCCCGGATTTCACTTACCGACTTCGCGCCGGTTGAAATAGTGATGCTATACCCGGAAAGTGTTTCATTCGCCTTGTCGAATGCTTCTTTCTCCCCACCAAGAAAAGCCTTTGCCCGGCGAACCCTTGTCAGACCGATTTCAGACATTCGAGAAACGAAACGCTCATACACCTGTGATTCGTTCATTTCAAGGTTATAGTAGCCAATGTTATAATCCTTTTCTGCCATCTGCCCGATCATTTGCGTAACGATTGCAGACTTTCCAACACCCGGTCTCGCACCAATTACAGTAACGTCTCCGCCTTCCAAGCCGCCAAGACAATCATCTGTTCGATAAAATCCAATTTTTATCAATCCCTCACCTACATGCTCATTGAAATAATTCCCTCTATTTTCTGCAACAATCTGCTTCATAGTTTTTGAGTGAACGGTTTTGTTTTCTTGGATTTCTTCGAGTTTCGTGAGAACTTCGGCTATAGAGTTGTCAATATCACACGGTCTAAGGCTCACTCTCTGGAAAAGGCTTTTCGTTTCCCTTGCCCGCCAATCCTTAATGACTGCATCCGCATAGTTTTCCATTGCTGTCGATAACGGAGTTGCGGCAACACATTCCTTAAGCTCACCGGCAATTATTTCCGGCTCCCATTTGTGGTTTTCAAGTGACTGAGACAGCGAAACGATATTGATGTTTTCACCCCGGTCATACATGGCAAGCATTTCTGCAAATGCATCTTGGCAAAATTCAGAGCTGAACATTTCCGGCTTCAATTTGTTGTAAACCTTGTACATGGAATCATTGTCAATCAATACACATCCGATCACTCCAATTTCTGCTTCCGCCAACTGCTCTCACCTCGCTTTCGTTTCTCAACTTGACGAATCCAGTAATCGCAATCCTCTTTCAGCCAGTCTCCGTATTTTGGTATGTAGCGATAATTCGTATCATCTGGATTCTTCTCTATATAGTCAGTAACATATGCCACTGTAGCCTCATATATCAGCTTTGCAACGGCTTTTCTGTTCGGTTCGATAACTTCTAAAAGCTTGTCCATCCATGCTACCTTGGCAGACGTTAACGACGTTTTCTTTGGATATGCATTGATCGTGTATTCCCATCCCCATTCCGCGTCAAAGTCCAAATCAGATGCAGGCACGCTTTCTTTTGTATTTTCTTTCTCTATCTCTATATCTGTATCTATATCTTTCTCTATATCTATCTCTACATTGCAATTTTGTTGCAAAATGTTGCACTCCGTTGCTCCACTGTTGCATTGCAACGCTTTTTGTGCATTTTCCCTAGATTTACGACTTCTACGAGTGCTTGCCGTCTCGCTTCCTAGGTTATCTTGCACAAATGGCAACTTGTACTCAATGGAATCTGATGTTTCAAGCAATCCGCAGGAAAGAAGATACTGAATCGTAACTTGAACATTGATTTCGTCCTCATTAATATCAAGGGCGATCTCTTTGTAAAATTCATCTTCCAAGCCGGAATACTCTAAGTAGCCGCCCTTTTTCAACGACAACAACTGCATCTTAAGGTATATGATCGTGTATGTATCACCGCCAGCCATCTTACGGAGTTTTTTGATTCGTTTACTGTCAAAGAAATCATCCATCAGTTTAAGCCAGTAATACCGCTTATTCTCCGCCATTTTCACTACCTCCAAGCAATTCAATAACCTTTGCCCCTGCATCTTCCGGGCGACAAAATACGAACTCAACGCCATACTTAAGTTGCATTGTCAACATAGCTTTTGCCAATACCTTGCCAGATGTCGGCTTTGTTTTCGGTAGCGGTACATTCAGCAATTTTCCAAGTGTGTGCATATATGCAATATTGTTATACCGGTCTACTCGTGGATTATGCCATGTAAATACATCATTGACGGAATACACCTTGTCTGTATTTTCAATAAGCACATATAGCTTAATTCCGTTGTTCTGCGCCAAAATACACTCGTCACGGAATCTCGGATGTGCTCTTCCACAGATGTTCCCAGCAATTTCCTGCATGTCTTTTTTCGTGTCAACGGAAACATCATATGTGCCAAGAAAATCCATCTTTTTAAGTTCCATTTTTCTAGCTGATTTTCTACGGATAACATCCGCTACCTTGTCTGTGGCAATTATGTAATCTCCAACCGGCAATGGTGCACGCAAGACTTCCATATCGTGGCTTTTAAAATATCTATTCTTAAGGATATGTAAGCCCTCTTTCTGTCCTTTATCCTCAATTATTAACACGTATTCTCCTTTCTGGCGGTCACTTTTAGCAACCGCCAAAGGTATCTCATGGCTTTCAATTTAGTTTTGTGATATATTAAATTCCATACCAAAGTCAGATACCGCATAAACTGGTTTCTTTTATGCTTTCACATTGGTGTTTCAACCTATCAAAACGGGCAAAGGTTCATATCAACCTCTAATCCTTTTTCTGCAATATAAACATTTGCTCCATATTTAACTGTTTCTTCTGTCCTTTGTTTGAATAGTGCGGGATCTCCGCTTTTATCTGATAAGTGTATTAGAACGACATTTCGCAATGCCGGATTATCGTTAGTAGAAATAAAGTCAAGTGCCGTTGGCAGGCTCATGTGACCTCTTAATCTATGCTCGTAATTTGGCTCTTCTCGGTTCACAAACTGCATATCGTAGTTGGCTTCCACCATGATGTGATTAACGTCCTTAAATCGCCATCTGACGCATTCTGTGTCTGTTGCATACACAAGGCTTCCCATCTCTGGATGCGTAATGTAAAACCCAACGCACGGGCACTCTGAACCGTCTCCGTTGTTATGTAGCCATCTTCCAGATTTATCACGGTTTTCAAATGCTCTTATGTCAAAATTTCCTTTTCTAAAACGCATTTCAGAATCTTTTATCGGCGGTCTGCATGGTTCAAAAACAGGAATGCCAGCTTGCACATATTGTAAGCTATAAAGACTATGGTCAGTATGGAAATGGGTAGTAATCACAGCCTTAATTTTCATCACATTGAAATCCAGTGCTTTCTTGACTTCCATGAATGGCAACCCAGCTTCGATTATCAAGGCTTCGCTTTCATTCTTCAGAATGTAGCAGTTGCCGGATGAACCAGAACCTAAAACTTTAAGTCTCATTAAAGAACTCACTCCTCACATCAATAATCTGTCTCGTCTGTCCCAACAATGCCCTATTATGCTTTGCCCTATGCTCATTGTCACAGATAAATTGCTTGCAAATTTCTGGTCGAACCGGATAGATTCTGCATTTCTCGCAACTCTTATCCGTATCAAGAAAATGACATGTCATATCATACGTTCTATTCGCAGTGGGAAGAATATGTTTGCACTCTTTGATATGGTTCTTACGAATATATCTGCGAATAGTATCTACTTCTTTTCTGCTCATTGGTAAAAGATTGGAACAGCAGTTACCGCATTGGCTACATTTCCCATCTTTGCAGAAGTTATAAATATTATCTTTCATACCTTTCTGAACTGACTCTAAAAATGAAATAACTTCCATAGGCTACTCCAATTCTTCCTCTGCCGGGAACTGAAATACTTTCATGTAATTCTGGCTTGCATATTTTTGATATTCTTCTCTAAGCATTTCCATAGCTTTCTTTGCTTTTTCTTCCGTGGAGTATTTAGCAATAACAATGTCACTGACAAGATCATCTATCCCTGTAAGGTTCTTGTTCAAAAAATAGATTTCTCCCTTAAACCTCTGAATAACTACTTGCTCATACGGAATATCCAATGTGCCGTCCTGTGATATAACTCTCATGCATCCACCTCTAATCTTTCATAAAGTCCGGTACGCTTTCGTCATTCTCAACGACTTCTCCGGCTACTTTCTCCGGCTCAACTACTTCACTCCCGGTCTCAATAGCTTCGGATTCAGCTACAACAAATGGCTCTGAATTGGCATTTTCCGCAATTTCTTCCTGTGTCTGCTGATAAGTTTCATCCATCTGCATAAGAGACTGTTTTGCAATAGCATTAAGGTCTTTTGGATGCTTTTTAATGGCGTTATTACGCATTTTACGAACAATCATAGATTCCGATGTATCAAGCCATGCGGCACTCATATATGGTCTTGCAACTTCACAAGCAAGCATATCTTCAATAGTCTCACAGGCTAAAAGTGCTTTCAGAATTTCATTTTTCTTTTCTGCGATAGCTTTCTTTTCTTCATCCGTAGCATCATATTTCGTTCTAGGTACAACCTTTCCACTCTTATCTTTTTTTGTTCCAAGTAAACCGAAAGTTTCATTCAACAGATTATTACGGACATGAGCGAAAAGATTTCCTTTTACGCTTTCACGCTCTGCAATCATGTACTCGATTTTTCCGTCATTCATTTCAACAGGATAAACAACACGGATTACTTTCTGTGACAATCCTTTTTCTTCCCACTCCGGCGGCGTAACTTCAACACCTCTGTGCTTCGGATATGTAAATTCATCCCCTTCTTTCACAAGCCATACTGGATATACCTTTTTAACATCAACACCAAAGTTACGGAGAAGCGCATCGTTTCCGTCTCCTTCGATTCCCATTTCTACTTCCTTGTACCAGTTTCCGTTTGCATCCTGTTTACTTCTCAACTGGAAGTAGCACTCCCTCGGCACCGCATTGGCATTAAGTTGAAGGCTTGATACCTGTCCAATAACCTGTCTCAAATTAGAACCATTCAAGTTGCTCATAGCGGCTTTGTTAGATGTAACAAGGTTGTAAATTGCACTCATAGATGCCATAGCACACTGCTTGGAATAATCGTCAAACACAAGTCCGTGTTCTGCGAAGTCACGCTCAATAAGTCCTGTGTACTGGTTCGCATAATAGGAAAGCTGTGTATTCATTTCCTGCTTTCCCTGTGCCGCAACTTCCTGTTTCTTTGTTTCTGCCATAATTATTTTTCCTCGCTTTCCATGATGATTTTTAATTTGTTTTCTGCTATTTCAAACTTTTCTTTTGCTGATTTAAGTTCCTTTTCTGCGGCTTCTCTAAACTTTTCCTTTGCATAATCGAAATTCGGCTTTGTAAGGAAAATATTTTCATAATAGCCAGTAATTTTCCCTTCGTCCTCTTTTCTAACAAAGCTCATGCAATTTGGAAAACCTCTTTTCTTATCAACTGGATAATATGTCTTTGGTTTTTCAATCACTTCCACTTCTGTGACGGAGATTCCGTCCGAATTAAGTCCATAAAAATAAAGTTTCACTGCTTTTCCTCGCTTTCCTCATATTTCTTCACAACCGCCACCTTATCAGCACCTTAGGTTTCCACCCATGCCATATCCACTGATTCATCTGTAACTGTCAGCTTTGCACCTTTGGCATTTACAACCGTATCACCGGCTTTTACGGAATCCTCGGTGCGGTATGTATAACTTCTGGTGCTGTTAGGAAATTTCGCTTTGATATAATTCATTCTGACACCTCGCCTTCTTCTACATTTGTGAACTGAACCACTAACCTATTAATCAAATGAGAAAATCCGAGTAAATCAATTGATTCATCTCCTGTAATTCTCTTATAAAAGATAAAAAATGCTTGTATAGTTGCAAAGAAATCGTCAGTGACCTCATTGTTACTCAATTCCAATTTAGGAATGCATTCACTTCTCTTTCCTCTGGCTCTCTGTACACATCCTGCAAAGCACTTAAGAAATATAAAATTTTGTTTTTGTGTTTATCCATTCTACACACCCTCGCTTTCTGCATCGTTAATTGGCATATCCAATGTGACCGCAACATCTCTGATAAACTCTTCCGGAATATAGATTCCTGCCTGTACGCATATCGCATACTGCACCTTTGCAATACTTGTAATATCAGAACCTTGCTTTTCCATTGTCTTTGTCAGAACCTTAAGCAAATTAGCCACGCCACCATGTGACTGTGGAGTTTTCCTTGCTGATAAACTCCGAATCTCTTGAATATCAGTTTTCATATTCTCCATGAATTTATTTCTCCTATTGTCGAACCATTTTTCAAACGCATTCCACAGTTCTAAGAAACAGTCCGTTTTAAGTATTGCATCCTCGATGTTAGTGTATCTTTCCGAAAGAAACAGGCTTATTATCTGCCTTGCGTGCTTTTCAAAATATAATTCACAACTAGCTTTCAAAAAGTACCGATACCCGAAACCGCATCTGCCATTAAACCAAGAAAATGAGTACCATGTGTTACCTTGAAAATACGTGTCGTATTTCGTGTCCCACTTGGTAAACATGGGGGATTCTCCCTTTCTATGCACCAATCGCATAACACATTTCTTATGGAATACTTCTTCACACATAGCTTTGAATGTTCCCATGCAAAACCTTTCATTCCCAAGGTCAAGCGGCTCTCCTGCTTTCATGTATTTGTCAATGATTTCGATTGCCTTTGCATTTATTGGATAGTCCATATCACATAGCTTCCACTTTCAACTGCTTATCCTCGGAAACACTCAAAAGAATTAACTGCGCATCCATATCCGGCACATTGAACTCATTCAACGATTCGGCGTTATCTACGAAAATCGGCACGCTCACACCGTACAATTCGCTTAACGAGCGGATAATATCAAGTCCGGCTACGATTCTGTGACCGCTATTCAAAGTTGAATACGGTACGCCATTTACGGTACACTCACAGCAATCTTTCATGCCGCCATTTAACTGCATTTCAAAGAGTTTGAAATTTACGGTCTTGAAATGGCTGTTGATGGATTCAGAAACCTTATTCAGCTTGAAGCGAATGAACTCTTCTAAAAGGTAAAGCATCTGTTCCTGGTCGGCAACTTTCTGCCCGATTTCTTTCTGCTCTGCCTGCAACTGTGCGATTCTCTCATCAATTTCAACGTTCATAGAAGCTTTGGCAATGATTTTATTTACCTCGTCAAGATGGCTCTGCAAATCTGATTTTTCAGCTTTTAAATCATTAACAATCTGGTCCGCTCCGTTTGATTCAAGCTTTTCAATCTCTGCCAGTACTTCATTATGCCTTGCTTTTAACTTCGCATATTCCTCATTCTGCGAATAGTCAGCTTCTTCTGGGATCTCGGATAACAGTTTGCAAAGTTCCTCTTTATTCGTAAAAGTCCCCTGCTCCTGTTTCTTTAAGGAATCTATTTCCATTTGCAGATCAGCATTTTTCTTTGTCAGTTCCTCGATAAGATTTTTCTTCGCAAACCCATATGCCTTGATTTCTTCCAAGTTGGATTCTTTCTGGGTAATAAAGTCACTTTTTGAATCATTTAGTTTCCGCTTTGCATCTGCCTTGGCTTTTGTCTTTCTTTCTTCAAAATCAGCCTTTAACTGCTCAATCTTATCAGCCGGTAACTTCTGACCGCATAAGGAACAAACCGTTGTAGATTCATCGAATATCCACTTGGATTCATCAAAGAGATACGGGGTTTCATCAAATGCCTTGGCTTTCTCGGAATTATACTGTTCGCCCAGTTTCTTCCGCTCTGCATCCGCATCAGTGATAGTTTTTTCGTTATCAGAAATCTGTTTCTCTTTCAAAGAAATCGTAACCGCAAAATGTTCTAACTCATTTTTACAATCACGCAATTCAGCATCCATGATGCTTCTTTTGTTTGATAACTCGCGATTCATCGTCTGTTCCATGCCGGACATGTCAAACTGTAACTGCATTTCCTTACTTCTTAAATCGCCCAACGAGCTACCGGCATTCTCCATTTTCTTGTCACATTCAGCGATTCTTCTTACCAGATCTACCTTTGCAAGCTCCTGTTCTGCCACATCCACATCAATCTTGGATTTTTCTGCTTCATCAATACGCACCGGAATTTCAGCCTGTTTCTTCTTCCACCCGGATAACGCTTTGGAAAACTTAGCACGGATATCATCTGTGGACGGTGCTTTCTCCAACTCGCCGAGTAATGGGGCATACTTAGCATCTGTCTGCGCCAGTTCAACATCCGATGCATCCGTTGCAAGGCGCATCAGAATATCGCGCTGATCTTTCCATTTCAGTGAAGAAAAATACTGTGGATTGGTCAGCATCTTAAACATTTCCTCGCTCTGTGCCAGACTGGAAATATATTCTTTGAAATCAGCTTCACTTTTTGGATAACCGTCAATCTCAAATGAATTGACATTTCCCTGCAATGCAACAGTATCAGTACCACGTTTCTTAACCCAATTCTGTTTCTGCACTTTAGAAAGCTCTACTTCCTTGCCGTCCACATCCAGAACGGATACAACCTTAATTTCTACGTTATCAATGCGCTTTCCGTCCTTATCCAGTGGTCGAACATTGAATTTTTCCTCTCCGGCACTGTTCTTGTTAAACAGAAGCCATGTAAACGCATCAAAGATTGTTGTCTTTCCCGTGGCGTTCTGTCCTTTAATGCTTGTCTTATTGGAGAAATTCACATCAAGGCTCTTAATTCCCTTGAAATTCTCCATATGTAACGATCTAATTTTCAGTTTCATTTTCTTTCTCCTTCCGATCTTTATAATTTTTAAGTGCCTCTTCAAAGCATGCTTCATCGTCAATATATCCAAGAGCTGACTCTATAATTTTTGAATTAATAGTTGTTCCCTTTTTCCCCATCAGCTCAATGTCTCTTTGGTGTTCATTTGCAATAATGGCACATGCTGTATGAACTTTCGTCCTGCATGCAACCAGATCTGCATATTCCTCAACGGAAATTGTAACGGTATTTTCTGCCATCTTAATTTTCCTCCTCTAATACATTAATTTTGCTCACAGACACCTCATATGCTGTTCTCTGCTCTTCTGTTCCATCTTCATATTTCTTAATATATCCGCGGCTCTGAATGCGTCCATTGATCTCAATATGAGTTCCTACTTCCAACTGACCAACAAATCTTGCATTTCTACCCCAAACAACACATGGGATATAATCTGATTTTCCGTAGGAACGATTGACTGCGATTAATAAATCTGCAATTTCTCTTCCAAGCGGAGTTTTCCTGTAAATCGGTTCTTTGCATACATATCCGTCAAGCTGGATTTTGTTCAAATCTGTATGCTCTCCCGGATTCGCTTTTTCAATTTCACAGACGAATACATATAATAACAGACGATTTCTCTTTTCCTCATGTTTGTTATAAGAACTATACACACCGGAAACATTAACGGCAGTGCCCGTGTATTTATCATTCAGATTGATTAATCTCTCTGAAATAATTAATGGGATAATATCAGCCGTCCCACTTAATCTATCCACTTTGAGGTGCATATTATAAAATCCCTCTCCAAACACCTCATGGTTAAATTCCGGCTCTGTGATAATCGTTCCTGTAAGTTCCACTTTATTGTTTTCTGCTCTCATATTTGAATTTCTCCTTTTCTTGTGCTAAAATAGGCGCAAATAGCTTATGCTATTGCTTGAACTGGAATCATTCAGCTTTGGTCGGTTCGGATGATTCCTTTTCTTTGCTGTAATCAGTGTCAAATGTGATATAGGTAATACCGTCATCGTCATCAGACTCACTTCTGTAATCGTAATCTACAATCTCTTCTGTATACTCCTGCCACTCCCCATCTATTTTTGTTCCTATATAAATAAGAAGTAATCCAATCAATACAGGTATAGCAGTGACCGGATACTCCGTTGCATCAATGCAGATGCAAAACAGAAAAACAACGGTGCCGATCATTTCAATTATCTTTGCTAACTTTTTCATAGGCATTTCCTCATGTAACAGAAAAAAGTTTTTTCATCCGATTCTTAGGACTTTTAATTTCGAACTTTTCTCCTGTTTCATCGTCGATCATGTATTTGCCGTCAGAATGCATTGTATATGGCTTTACTCCCTGTTCTTCCATGAACTCAAGCAAGATATCTTTGCCACCTTGTAAAATATTCATCTGACTTACAACTTCCATCCAATAAACCATAAAATGTGTAATATCCCAGTTCTGATATTCCATAAGAAATTCCGACGCTTTATCTCCTATCAGTTTGTCCATACCGAATCTCTCAATGTAATTCATTGTATAGAAGTAATCTTTCCACTGGTATCTTTCTCCATCGAATGTCTTTTCGATAGGAAACATATTCATAAATTCTCTTGGTGTGAAAGCTCCTACCATATCGCATATCATTTCAATAAGTTGGAACTCGTTTTTTACAAAGTCCGGTTCGCTGCATTTTAATAACTTACAGCCAGACATTCCTTTTAGCTTTATCATTAAATACAGATCCTTTTTAAGTTCATCTGGATAAGCGCTTTTTGCTTCCTGTATTGTCATGTTTCCCCAAAAGCCTGCCATTTTGCATCTTCTGTCTAATGCTCGCACATAATTAATCCACTTAGGTTTAAAGTCGATCAGCTTTTTGCCGTCCATGACGTAAAAATTAAGCATCTTCATCATCCTTTCTCTCAATTAACGGTAAAACCCCGTTCTTCTTAAGCTTTTCATACAGGAACAATCTTCCTTTTTGCGTCCATTCCGTCTGCATAACCACATCAGACCGCCCATTCGACCTTGTAATATCAATAGTCTTACTGTGAACATATCCAAGCCCTTGATATTGCCTGTATAAAATCCACTGTTTTCCTACTTTGCGCTGAACTCCTAACTCTTTCAGCATCTTATTAAACGCTTTAGCAGATATTCCATAATCCTGTGCGATCTGTGTTACCAGTACTGTTGATTTACTGTTCAAAATCAAATCCACGTAGTTGACTTTTGGTTGCATTTCTAAAATGATGTTATTCATTTCAACAACTTCGGTTTCAAGTTCCTGTATCTGCTTGTCTTTCTGCTCAAGCATCTTGTGCGCTTCAATAACTGCAAGTGCCATAAGTTCTTCGCCGGTTGGAATAACTGTTTGCGTCTGGTTATAATAATTTTCTTCCAGTGCATCAAACTGTTCCCATGCCTTATCAGTCCCAAGCATTTTGCAATGACGGCTTGCACCTCGACGTGTCCAAAGATAAAGCTGATTCGCGTTTTTCCCAACAAGGGGAAAATCAGTTACCCTGTTCTTAAACTCCTTAAGATCTGCTCCTTTTAATAAGAAGAAATGTTCTCCCTCTTTAAAATGTGTTTTGTTGCTCTGAAAGTTCTTTTTTACGTTATCTGTTTCTGTTTCGTACACATCAGCCAACTGTGCGGTAGTGATAACTCTTTGTCCTTTCCACTCAATGACCGGCAATTCTTTTGTTCCAATATGTACTAATTCGTTCATTTGTCTCCTTTCCGGATTTTTTGCAATAAAAAATCCAACTACCGCTTGATAGTTGGAAAATACTGGTTGTCTCTATTTTGCTTTGTTGATACAATTAATGTACGGCGGCGGCCATCATGAAAGGAACTGTTATCATGAAAATCGTTAGTATACTTATCTCATTATTGGTATGGCGTGTTACCGGTTACGACTTCTTCATAATTCTAACCGTAACATCCATGACAATCGACCTATACAAAGGAATTAAAAAAGTACAAAAGAGATTAAATAAAATACTAAAGATGATGCGGAAAATAAAGCAATAATGTAACTCATTTCCTGCCGCCGTCGCATATTAATTGTATCAACTGATTTCCTGTGTTACAAACACATTTAATCTGCAAATTCCGACAAATTTCTCAACTATCAATATCTTGTTTTCTATTCTTCTGTTTTTGAGTTCCCAGTCTCTTCTACTGGCTGATTTTTTGAAACACTTGCTGAACCCTCAACCATGCCAAGAACGTAGCCTTTCTGAAAGTCGTTCATTTTCGGAATGGCTTCTTTGAGTTTTTCAACAACTTTCTTTTCCTGTTCGCTCACCGTATCACTCCTTTCTGCCGAACTTTTAATGTTGTTTTTGTTCGGTATGCGTATAATATATCACGCTTTCAGAACTATGTCAACATGTTTTTGTTCCGTTTGCGAACTTTTTCTATTTACAATTCTGTTTGCGTATGGTATATTTCTATGTAGAAAGAGAGGTGAGATTATGAATGAGCGAATGAAAGAACTTCGCAAGGCTATGGGAAAAAGCCAAGAAGAATTTGGAAAGATTCTCGGAATAACCAAGTCTGGTGTCTCTGATATTGAATCAGGACGCAGAAACGTAACAGAACAACATATAATCATGTTACGAAATGAAAATGTCAATGAAGATTGGTTACGAACTGGAAACGGCGAAATGTTTATCCCAGAAACCAAAGACGAGCAGATTTCAAAGATGCTCGCAGACGTACTTAAATGTGAAGATTCAGATTTTAAAAAACGTTTGATCGTGGCGTTATCGAAAATGAATGATACCGGATGGAATGCATTGGAAAAATTCATTGATTCAATCACAAGTCAGAAGTAAAGAAAAGCCAAGGGCAATGCGCAAACCCTTGGCTTTCTTTTACTTTAATAGTTCTTTTATAAACGTTAAGATAGCTCTAAGCCACCTCTCATTATCGCAATGAGCGACCAATTCATAAATTTTTTCCTTGTAAAATTCGTTTACGTTTTCATTCTCAACCTCATTTTCCCCCATCTTATTCTCCTCCAATCATTCCGCACTTCCGATAGCGATACACAAATTATAGAACTTATGTTCGATATCGTCAACCCCATTTGACAAAATGCTACAAATTACAAACTCGTTTGTAGTTGAGGGACAAGAAAACGCCTTATCCCGCCCCTCAGCCAGAACTTGAAGTGCCCTTATCGGACAATTTTATTTTACAAATTTTACCGCAAACATTCAATTTCTTTCGGTCGCAAGTTTCGACAGGTAAATTTCTTATTGTCACAGAATGTCGATTGATTAGTTTAAATTTTGTTAAAAAATTAATTACTGGTTGAAAATTATGCATCTGCCAGTTATCTGTGATGAATTTTAAGTGCATAATTTTCCTTTCTGCCCGTAGGCTTTATGCAAAAGAGCCGGCTACACAACATGCGGTCATGTAATCGGCTCTTAGGCTCTTGGTTTTATTGTATTTATTAGTTGTATGTTTTGGTGCCAAATTATCCCTCTTTTCTTCTTGAAACAACTGTGACTGTAAGTATTCTTGGCGGTAACTCGATGTGCATTAGAAAAGTAAATGCGACAGTGTCTACTATTACAAGACTTGAATATATGTCTACCGAAAAGAGAGATCTTGTAACTACGGTATTCCATTACATTGCGATTGGGAAATGGAATTGAAAAATAACAAATTTATTCAGCAGTGATTCCACCGTTAGGCTCTGACTGGATAATGATATATCGTAGCATATTGAAGTACACTGTCTGTGATGATATGAAAATTGGCTGTCTGACCTTTTAACACTGGAAACATAGGACTGTAATTTTCGTTTGCTGCACCGGCTTGGTGATATTCAAAGTATTCATATACTAATACGCCGTCTATGAATCCATTTATTCCACAATTACTATCGTGTTTATCATCATCCACGTTATACCAAAACTGAATATACCCATCCGCTGTCACTTCATATAGATCGTCGCGTGTACTCCAAACAGCCGTTTTTCCGATATAAAGTGGGTAAACCGGTCGAAGTGCTAAACTTCTGTTTAACGTACTTATCTGTTTTGCCAAGCTCCCATCCACATTCGGATTTGCCTGTCTTGCATCAAGTGCGTAGCCTGCTTCCGTGGTAGTGTTATTATTTACGACGGTTGGTATGGTCGGCTTATTACTCAAATCATTATAACTGCCACTGAAAGCCACGGTTTTTAAATCAGAAAACCACTTCACAATCTTTCCGAACAGAGTCGCATGGGATTCACCGCTTTTGAGATTTTCTCTTACGGATGCTGCCGTAAATGCTGTGGTATTCTCTGCTGTATCTCCCCCGGTTGACACTGCGCCAACATCTTTTGCCGTAAGCACTACATTTCCACGACGAAAAGAATCTTCGTTGACACCTTTAATTCCAGTTACCGGAGTTCCGGCAAGCACGTCCCACTTTTCATCTGATGTTTTATAAATATTGGCACCGGCAGGAATTACATTCCCTGCTCCCTCTTTAAAGTCATCCGTGGTGGTAAATTCGTCTGAAATATTGAACATCCACCCTGTGCTAACATCTGCAAGTGCCGGAAGATCTGCAAATGCAACTGTTCCGTGTGGCTGCAATCCACCTTTAAGTCCTTCTGATATGTCTTTTGCCTGCTGATAGTAATACTTGGCATTGTCAAAATCCTCGCCCTCTCTGCTTCCTGTACCACCAACAGCATAACTCTGTGCCTTGGTTGCACTTTCTTCTGCAGATTCCGCCTTACCGATGATCTCCGCAGCCTTTTGAGTTGCAATATCTGCTTTTTCGGCTGCTGTATCAGCTGACTGACTGGCGGATGATGCTTTCTCCGTGGCTGTGGCGGATGATTCACTGGCGGATGTCTCACTGACTTTTGCGTTGCTTTCGGATGCCTCTGCCGCCGTAGCTGACTTCGCTGCCGCTGTCTCTGACGCTTTGGCATTGGTTTCGGATGTTTTTGCCGCTGTTTCACTGGCTTTTGCAGCATTCTCACTTGCTTTGGCGTTGGCTTCGGACTTTGCCGCTGCCTGCTGGCTTGACTCTGCCTTTGCCACTTCCACTTTGATTTTCGCAAGATAGTTTGGCTCCAAGTGTTTTTCCTCGATGCTACCCTCTTTGACGATGGCAGACACTTTTCCATCCTTATCAATATAAAAAGCTACCGTATCAGAATCAAGGAACTCATACTGTGTAATCAGTGCCGACAGGTCTATGTACTGTTTCGTGCCATCAATCAGAGTCAGGATAATCTGCTGTGTAGTCGGGTTATAATCGAAGTTGATTGCGATTTTCTCCATCTGTGTATCAATCGTAATCTTAGAACCGTTCTTTTTTGTGATCGTAATGATTCCGGTCGATTCCTCGAATGTCACGTCTGCAACAAGAGTTGCTACCTCTGTTTTCGTGGCTTTTGTGGTATCAAGAGTGATTACACGATCATCAATAACGCCAATAGCTGCGTCCATTTTGTTAAGATTGCTTTCATTAAGCGGTGTTTCATCACTCGGGTAATTCTCCCAATTAATAGCACTATGCGCTTTGTTCATGGTCCTCACTCTCCCTTTCCTTTGCAAGCTTCATCTGCTCCCGTTCGGCTATAACATGTCTGTTTGCTTCTTCCTTAATCTGCTGCAGAATATCCTTAAACACTAGGTACTTAGCTTCGATTGGGACATCCTCACACAAATTTGCATAATTTATAATGTCGTTTTCAAATTCCCGAATTTTTGCATTTATCATAGATTTTCCACCTTTTCCTTTAACTGTTCTATCTCGTCATGCTGCAACTGCACTGTGGCAACCAGATCAGCAATCAGTTCCGTATATTTCAGTCCGTAATACTTTTTCCCATTGCTGTCTGAAAACGTTTTTGGACAAATATTCCACCCTTTTTCCGCTTTTTTCAAAACATCCTGTGCAATAAATCCATGATGGAACCCATCTTTTTCGAAATTATAACGATACGATTTTGCTCTTAAAGAATAAATAAACTCAGATGATTGCTTTTTGCTTAAATCTAAAATTGTGTTTTTTATTCTTTTGTCAGATCCATTAATTACTCCACCTCTGAATCCACCTACTCCGGTATCTCCGTCTAAATGGATCATCATGTGGTCATTATCGTTTGCGCCTTTATGCAATGAAACCTGATTATATTGAACCGTACATTTATGAACAGGACTTTCAAGCGTCCCTTCCACTGTTCGAAATCCATCCGTTCCCATCTGTACAAGTGTTCCACTGCGTTTAAATTCAATAAGGTTTTCTACAGACTCTTCCGCTTGAATATGCATATATCCCCCGGTCATTTCCATAGAACCTTTTAATTCAAGCAGTTTTGCTTTAATTTTGATACCCTCGGCTGACTGGTTGATTTCTGAAATGACGCTGTCTTTTGATACTTTCAAGCTGATCTGCTTTGATGACTGCGTAATCGTACTGGACGCACTCGATGAAAGCTGCTTAAATTTCTTTATCAGAGTCCATTTGTATTTTCCACTGCTTATTCCACCATCTGGTTCGCAACCATAAAACTTTCCAGTATTCTGATCCAAAAAACTGTGTCCAGAATAATACGAAGATGCAGGGTATGTATCTTGTGGATTCCCGAAACCACAATGTGTAACGTCATAATCTTCGGTATCCCATACTGTTAAAGAAGCACTGACTTCTGACCGTATCTTAGTTGCGGTCACCTCTATCTCTCCGGACAAATCGCCCTCTGCTTCGCTTGCTCTCGTAACTTCCGCTGTAATCTTGTCCTCATTAATTTTAATAGCTGCTGCAAGTTCAACTTCCTGCCCCTGTGCTCTTTTTACTTCTGCTGTAATACTGCTCGCATTTTGCGTGATTCTCGATGATAAACCATCCGTTGTATTTTTAACTTCTGTGCGAATTTCGGTTGCGGTCTGCGTGATCTGTGACTGCAATCCCTTCTCAACATCAGTTATCGTGCTCTGTGTCTTTTCAATGGTTCGCTCCAACACATTGCTCTTGCCTTTGAGCTTTAAAATACTTTTCTGTATTCCGTTCGCCCCGTTTGTCCGGTACTCTTCCCCATCCGCTTCCAAATCATCACGCAAAGCCTGTATACCTTTCAGGGTTCTTTTCAGAATATAGGACTCAATCAGTTCATATCTGGTCGGCAGCCGCACTGCATCCCCGACCTCAAGACACGGATTTCCTTTGCAGTCCGCTGTAAACGGGCGGTAAACAATCCCTCTGATCTTGGAAAGGATATTTTTTGCAATGCCTTTCAGTTCTTTTGTGCCTTTGCCATATACAAGAAAATTATCCTCGATCACATAGGCATTGTCTCCGGTACCCACAATCACACCGATATCATTCTTCTGCTCCCGGATCTGTAACTTATTGATTGTTTTAACAAGAAAATCTTCATACTCAGCCGTTATATATAAATCCTTCCCGATACGGTTGCTTTTCGGATCTCTTGGATACAAATTATCCGCCGGATAAAGATCATTCCTTGGATATAATCCCTGTATCTCCTGTTCCAGATAAATATAATGAAACTTCCCGTCACGCCCCATGTGCCCCATACAGCCATTGAGCTCACAAATACAGGACAACACTTCCTTGCCGCTCATAGATTCGCCTATGGTGCTCGATTCCTCTGTATCAGAACTTGTCTCACTGGATGGCGTGACTGCAACTGTTTTTTCAATAGACATGCCGTCATTAACCAGTATAATGTCAGCCTGCTCAATCCCGAAGTGCTTAAAAAAGCTGTCCCGGAATTGCTTCATTGTGACCGGATCATAAACTGTAACAGTCGTAGTTTTTCCATCTTTATCTTTCTGCTGCTCTTTATGGGATGGAAAGACAGTGTTATACCATGCTGCCACATCTGCATTTAAAATGTCATAAAGAGCATCATATGCGACAACATCACGGCACGTCCTGTCTGCCGTAGGCGTATCAGAATCAACCTTATATCTCCCGAACTGAAATGGAACATCTGTATGTCCACCAAGAGACATCCTTACTGTCATCCATCTGCCCTTCATTGGCAAAAATGTATTTGACACCGTGAATTTAATCATGGCGGCTTCGCATGATCCAAACGTCAATTCCTGTTCCGAACACAAACTTTCTGTCAATTCGAATTTTTCTTGGTGTAGTTCTGTATTTGTGATATTGATTTTTCCGTCATCAGATACGATGGATAATTGCTTATCGACCGTATCTTTTTTGAACAAGTCGCCATATTTATAATTAACCACCATACACACCCCCTATGAAAGCAAGCCGAACTGAATTGTAACGAATTATTCCATCATATGTTCCGTATATCGTAGGCTGAAAATCTGCCATATAGCCGTACTGCGTCACATAATCGTCATATTCCGGGATATACGCTGTGATATAGCATGCTCTCCCTGTCGCATTTGTGAACTGGCTTCGAATATTGTTTAAAACCTCACTAAAAGTCTTATTTGTCAGCATTGCCCGTGTTTCAAACTCAACCTTTAATGCCTTTAACTCCACGGCATTTCTATGCAGATAGCCGTTGGCGTCTGTATAATCGTCCAAATCCTGCATGTTGACATATGGACTGTATGTTTCTGCTTTCATAAACGACATCGGCACTATGTAATTGCCAATCTTTAAAAGCCATCCGCTGTATGCCATATTTCCACCACCTAACTGTTTGGGTTTGCGGCTGTCTCAAATGACAGTCGGTAAAATTTGTACAAAATACCACCTACCACCAATTTGATAGATGTCACTTCTTTTTCTTGATCTATTTTGTAATTACTTCGATATTGGGCGATTTAATCACAATTTTCTCCGGTGTGTGAATTACTTCCGTGTTCCCATACGTAATCATGATCTCTAATTTGTTCATAAAATTTCTCCTAAATTTCATACTCCGGGTATGCTGCTTCCCAAACATTCCTATGGTAGGTATTTACCTCTCCATAATTTGCATCAAAAATCTTTTTCACGCCATATCCAAGTTCAATGCTCTTTTCTTTGAGTTTTCGCCAATTAAATGTTTTCCAGTCCACACCGTTCATTGCTGCAACACGCTTAATAGAATACCAGTCTTTGCTATAATCAAGTTCCTGCTGCAGCTTTTCATTCTCCTGTTCTGCAATCTGCCTGCGCTCTACTTCATCCGCATATGCCCGAAGTGCCGATGGAAAATCTTTCGGGACCTGTCCTCTCTCCATCTCATCAAACCGCTTTACATACCTTGCAGTAAATATGATTCCTTTTTCACCATTAAATTTGTTGGCGAGGAAATCACACCCCATTTTGGTGACTTTATAGCATTTATTTTCCTTGCCGCTTGCGTCTTTGTAGGTGGATGGAATAAAATAATCACTGACAACAATTTTGTTGTTAGTTAATATCTGTATAATTCCAACCTGTTTTGTGCTTCCATCTTGGTTTTTAGTTCCCTCTAATTTTCTTAAAATTTGCCAATGTTCCAGTTCCATCATTTCAGCAATTTCAAGTGTTGTTATCGTGTTCGTATTGTTTTCAAATCCAATTTCATCTTTAGTCATAAGAGCTGTGTATGCCATATTTTCTATCTCCTAAATTTCCGAGCCTTACATTTCGCAAGGCTCAACCTTTAAATTCACGTGCGTTAGGAACATACCCTAACAGGAGTCGCACGCTATATATTTAGTAAGATTGTAATTTCCCGTGACGAAATACTGGAATAGCCCCAAATTTTCTGGGCTAAGCGGACAGGTAAGTTATATCTGCAAATTGTTCTATTCTATTTTTGCAATCCCTATAAATATCCTTGTAGTGCATACCCATTGACATATCAATTCTAATAGTCTGCAAAATAATGCTTTCCACAAGGGTTAGATTATTGAGATCTGAAACTGTGATATTGTCGCGATTTCCACCAATTACTGATTTTGCCAACTTGGTATATGTCACATACAGTTTATCTGAATGCGTACTTCCTTGTTCTTTGGCATAGTCTACAAGAAGTTTAATCACATCAGTTTCTTTCAGCCGATTTTCTTTATTAGCAATTCTTGTTTCGCCCCATAGTTTCGATTGCTTTTCAAGAATAAATCTGCGCATTGCATAAAACTGTCGAACCAACTCTTTCTTAAACTTCACAACTATTTTTGAATTTCTCAAAAGAGTTATAACAAATGTTGCTTGTTCCTCATTCAAATAATAAACTCTTTCAGGCTGCCCCCTTTTCCCCGATTTTAAATCGGAGAAATCAATATTGCCAAAGTCTAAAATATCTTTCTCATATTTCCTGATAATAGCAACAACAGATTCATGTTGGTTATTTGTTCCATCTGCAATCACTTTGCTGTTTGTAAAAACATCGTTTCCTTTGAGTTCCACCAATTCATACATACTCTTTTCCACCTTTCTTTCGCTACTGTCATTTGACAGGCAGGTTTAAATTTCATTTTTTTATTTTTCTTATGCAGTTTGAAATAAATAAAAAGACCACCAAAGACTGAATTTCTTCAATCTCTGGCGGTCACGAATCCGCACCTATTCCTCATAGGCTTGCAGGACATCCTAAATTTCTTTAGGTCTTACCTGCGTGATTTTTAATTATTGAAATTATATATTTTCTATGTGTGTTTGTCAAACAGCTAATTTGCAAATTTTATCAGCAATTTTCACAAATTAAACAATTCTGGGCAAAAACGCTTGCTAGAATACTTATCCGATCTGTTAAAAATCAAGGAATACAAAAAAGACACCTCTTGAGGCGTCTTTTTCTAATTGGATTATTTTGTTTTCTTATTTTCCCCTGCTGCTTTAAGTACTCTCCATTCAGGATCGTTGCTAAAGTTTTTTCTTTCTGTAATTTTTGCTAATTCTTCTTTCAACTGTTCATTTTCTCTCTCTAATTTTTCTATTTTCTTTTCATGTTCTCTCTTTTCTTTAACAAGTATGTTTTTATCTTTTTCCAACTGATCTGCATAAATAAGTGCTTTTGATTCTCTGTCATATAATTCCAAGTTTTTATCAGTTGCCTGTTCTATTCTTTTATTTATTTCCCTGATTTCCCATTTGTGATTTTTTTCTTTTTTCTCCAACTCATATTTTAAATATTCTATTTGTTCATTTGCTTCTTTTAATTCTTCTTTACACGCCATTAGTTCTGATTCTAATGTTTTATCTCCCATGTATTTTCCCTCGCTTATAAGGTTCCTATGTAATTTTCAATATACGAAATATATTCAACAGGGATTCCGTTCAAAACATCTATTTTTATATCAGAAGAATATCTATTTATAGACCAATCGTATGAATTTTCTTTTCTTAAGTCTGATATTCCTCCAGTATCCTTGTTTTGGTATGTGCATTTGTCATTCTGTTTTACATTCACGCAAACAGTTACTTCCATGTCTGACATGTCAAATTTATAATAATCATAAAGAGTAAATATACAGATAACTTTACTATCATCTTTCCCAAGATACAATGTATCCATATTTTCAAAATCAATTCTATTCTTTTCGCTGTCTATATAAACACAAATATCAAAATCTTTTTGATCATTTTCATACAGCCAGTAGATATCTTCTTCTGAAAGTGTGCTTATATCAAATTCAACTATAACATACGGCATGTAACCATTTTTATATTCCATCTGACACAAATCTACTGATTTTATTCCAAATGTACTATCATTATAATTCATGCTGTCATACGGTATACTTTTTACATTCTTTTCTATTCCAGTTTCTCTTTCAATCACGACAGTTCCATCCGTTTCTGTCGTCTCTATTTTTTCTTCCTCATATCCGTTTCCACACCCAGTTAATACCAACACAGCTATTGTCAAAATTACTATTCCCCACTTTTTCATGAACTCCCTCCCATTTGTAATATATTATACAAACCATACCACAAACGAAAGAGAGTTGCAATTAAAATATTGGAACTGGATTCTTCTGCCCTGCTTTTGCTTCTTCTCGCCATTTTTTTATAACATTCCTATATGCCTGATTCGAATCAAGAACCGCCGTAATATCTGCTTTTTCAAGTTTTGATACAATAACATCTCCCAATTTATCGTAATCAATAACACCGGACATTGCTATCTGCATTTCTTTTCCAATGGTACTTTCAATACTACCGGAATTGTATTTTATAGATGCGTTTACATTGTCAGTTATGCTTCTATTGTACTTATATGCAACTTCCGGCGCTGCTTTTAAACCTGTTAATCCAAAACTGTCCTTAATCCCCTCAGACCAGTTTTTGATCTCCTTAAATGTACTTTTGGAACCATCTGAAATACCATTATTGAATCCTTCCACCGTAAATCCTGCAAATTCTTTAAACACTCTTGATGGCGAATGTATGCCCATCAAATTTGTAAACCAAGAACCAATATTTGATACCCAGCTAGAAATAACACCGTGCGTTGTATTCTGATTCCCAGATACTCCACTATTAAATCCCTCTACCGTATATTTTCCATAATCAGAAAACACCGTGGATGGCGAATGTATCCCCATGTTTGTTGTAAAAGGTGCCTTGATATTATTGTTCATATAATCAAGCATAGCATCTCCAGTACTGCTTGAGTTATCTCTGATACCATCATTGTATCCATCTACTGTATTTTTCGCCCAACTTTCCCCCATATTGGACAGCATGAGTTCCTTTAATTTACCTTTTCGTGTAATTTCTCCGGTAACTGTATCGACTGCACTTTGAGACTGGGCTACACCACCATCCGAAAATCCTTTAACAATTACTTTTCCGCCTTCTATTGCTACATTGTATCCTCTGTCGTTATACCATGTTGTTATTTCATTTTCTAGTTCTGCGGTCAATGTTGGTATTGCTTCTTTCGTTCCTGCAACTCCGCCAACACCAAATTGTACCATTCCTTTTTCCCCAAGGTTATACATATCTTGGTCTGTCGTTCCATAGGAATCAATAATTGTTTGATATAATTCTACTGCTTCTTTTCCGATTACCTGCTTACCATTGACAAATATTCCGCCAAGATCATCTATTGCTTTTGATGCGTTCAATGCAATTTGTCCAAAGTTAATCTTATCTACGGCATCAGACAATTTATTGTATTTCTGCGTATGTTGTTCAAGCATATCATTTGCAGTATTGTAAGATGTTGTAGCTTTTTCAACCTCATCTCTAAGCGTCTTTTGTGTTTCTGTTATTTTGGACTGTTCATCTTCTAAGAAAACCATTTTCTTTACAAGTTCATCATGTGCATCGCTTGCATTTTTTGCTTCTATGCCATTTGCTTTTAAAGCGTCTGCATTTCGCTTCCACCAATCATTCCAGTCCTCTGTTGCACCTATATCAGAAATTATTTTATTGAGTTTATCTAACTCTGTTTTATTTTTTTTGTAGTTCTGCTCTGATACTTCCAACTCGACATTAGCTTCCGCAAGTGCCTTACTGTACTGCTCTACAACATCTTTATATCCTGCAACTCTATAATATTCTTTCTGCGCTTCTATGGTCTTTAGAAGTTCTTCCTTTTGTGCTGTATATTTTCCAGTAGTCATATCAATCTGATTTGCTAATTCTGGACAAATATCAATAAGCTGTTGTGCTCTCGTTTTTAATGTTTCTTGATCTGCTGCTGTTAAGCTCGTCTTGTCTGCAAGTTCGAAATATGAATCTGCAAGCTGTTGAAGCTGATCTGCACTTGCTTCGGATTTAGATGTTAAATCCTTTGTAGTGTCAGCTAAATCTCTTAGATTTTGTGCGGCATCTTCCATTTTCTGGTTATTTGATCCTATTTCTTCCTCAAACTCCAAAAACTGATCTGCAATCTCTTTTTGCCAACTTTTATGGAAATTATATACAGCTAACCCTATTGCTGCGATCGCCGCTGCTATTGCTAAATAAGGATGCGCAACGACAGTAGCTGCAAAATTCAAAAGAGTATCTTTTATTGCCAAAATCTTTGTCTTAATATTGTCTAATGCTGATAACGTAATGGTTGATATTTTTATTGCTGCAATTACTCCAAGAATGGTTGCTTCTATTGGTGCAGCAGAAAATATACCAGACCATGTGCTTAGCCCAGCATTTATAGCTTTCCAAATTACCTGCGCAATTTTTCCACATATGCCAAGCCAATCTATATCAGACAGGAACTCTCCGATTTTCTTTCCAATCCTATACCAATTCACTCCATCAATAGCAGAAATCATTGCATCAAGCAAACCTTTCGCCCATGTATTCAATGTTCTTGCCAAAAGAGTAAACTTGAAAGTTTTGAAAAATTTATTAATCCCTGCTGCAATAGAATTTCCAAAATTCTTCCAGTTAAATCTCGTTCCAAAAGAATTTAAAAACTCCAATGTAGTATTCAATGCCCCTGCAATCGTTTTTCCGACATTCCCGAACAGTCTCGGATTAATAAGGCCATTAAGAAAGTCTGCTAAACCTTTACCGAAATTTCTTGCCTTGGAATAAATCTTATCCCAGTTGATAGACTCCATAGCTTTTGATAAGGCATCACTGATGTATTTTCCAAGTTGTTTCAGATTTTTAATATCACTTTCGTAATTTTTGAAAATGGTATCAGTCTTGACGAGTTTACCGCCACTGGCACCACCGGATGCACCACCGCCGCCGGAACCGCCCGAACCTTTTTTGCCAGAACCATCATTTGTTGTAATCAGTTTCAATTCGTCAAACTGACGGATGCCCTTATTCATCTTGTCAATGTTCTTTGCCGCCTGTCCTGTGCTGTCCGCAACATCATCTGCACTCTCTGCCGCATCTGAAAAGTTATCTGCAAGTCCTGCGCCGGAATCCTCATATTTCCATCCGAAGATTGCGCCTAAAGCGTTTGTAACCTTTGTAACAAAGCTGATAACAACCAGTAAAACGGAATTGAGTGCTTTTACGAATGGTTTGAAAGCATTGATTAATGCTCCACCAATAACACTGCCAAGCTGTTCGAACGACTGTTTTAAAATTCTGATCTGGTTCGCCCACGAATCAGCCGTACGCGCAAAGTCTCCCTGCGCTGTCTGCGTATTGGCAAGGACGTACTGATACCGGAGCATTGTCTTTTCAGCCTGTGACATAGACTCGATATCAGAATCTAATCCCTGTTTCATCGCCCACTCTTTAAGGGTTGCCTGTGTAAGATCAAGACCGTAATCTCTTAATGGACGTGTCTGTCCGGTAAATATTGCAGCTAAATCCTGCGACACAACATCCTGATCTATGTTATACAGAGATGCCATATCAGCAGTTAATTTTGTTAAATTCAAAGACACATCAGCCATGGAATCAGACAAACCAATATAGCCATCTGTCTGCTTATTCAAAAACTCATTGGCTTTCTTTATCAAACTGCTGTCAATTCCCATGGCTGTTCCCATTGCTTGGAATCGGCTTGCCGTCTGTTTCAATGTCAGTTCTGACATACCAAACTGACGTATAGAGTCCTGTGCAAACTCATTGACTTTCTTTGACATGTCCCCAAAAGTAACATCAACAACGTTCTGAACCTCTGTTAATGTGGATGATATGTCGATTGCATTTTTTATTCCCCTGATCGCTCCGTACAGACCAAGATAAATCCCCATAGAGGACAAAATCTGTCTTGTGAATGACTTGAGTCCGATCAATGCTTTCCCTGTGGATGTCTTAAATCCAAGGAAAGAACCGGAAAGGCTACTGATGCTGGTATTTAATCCAGAAATCGCACCACCAGACCTGTTGGAAAGATTGCCAAGTGCCTGCGTCATCTGAATGATATTTGAAGATACATTTGGTGCTTTTGAAAGCGTCTCAAACAGGTATTTGAGATTGTCAGCAAGCAAAGGTATATTAGTTACCGCACGACCGCTTGCAACGCTTCCAAGCCTTGATATGGACGTTACAAGATTACTCATGTTTGTCATATCAAAATTCAATGCACCTATCTTGTTCATTTGACGTACAAAGTTTTGTAACTGTGCAGAAAGAGCCGGTAAATTCTTTGTCGCCTGTGTAGATGCCTTGCCACCGATTTTTGACAACGCAGACACCATGCTTATGAGTCCGCTTGTATCAACAGCCTTAACACTTGCTATTCCAGATGCAAGATCTCTCACAGCAGAAGATATTCCGTGGATAGAATTTGCATCAACACCAGAAAATTTATTGAGTGCCCGCACCATTGATGTGATTTCCGAAGATTTACCACCTTTGAATCCGGTAGCCGCATCGGAAATGCTTCTGATTCCGCTTGCAATATTTGAAAGTTTTGCAGTGTCAAACGATATGCTTTCCCGGAGCCTATTCATGCTGTTTACAAGGCTTTCTATGGAATTACTTGCTTTTGCAGAGTCAGCTTTGATTTTTATTTGTAATTCATCAATGTCTGCCATATATGCACCAACTTTCTATGCAAAATAAAAAGACGGTAGGCTGTGACACCTTACCGTCCTTGATCTACTCTTTTAATTTTTCTCTTGTAACCGGTCCGCATTTCTTATCTACTGTAATTCCGACTTTTTTCTGGAATGTTCCAATACCGGTCGCCGTATCATTTCCAAGAATACCGTCCACATTACTGTTTCCCTTTTTATCTTTTTCATCTAGGCATCCGTGATAAATAAGCTCCGTCTGAAGCCATCTCACATCATCCCCTCTCATGCAAGGGAATTTTTTCTTTAAAATCCTTACAGGTTCCGGGTATGGGTTTAAATGATCTTTTACATTTTTTCTAGGGTTTCCGCTTGTCACAATCGCTGTATGACCTTTGGTTTTTGTGACAAGAACATCTCCATTGTAAAGAACCATTCCTGCCGCATAACCTCCAATGTCATCAAACATGCCACTAGAAAGAAGTACAGATTTTTCATTTGCTGTAGTGAAATTACCAACATCTTTTCCAGTTGCATGAATAATGCATGCCCGTACCGTTGTGCCGCAATCTGCTTCTGTTTTTACTTTTGAATTAATACCATATTTGACAATTCCAAGCCGGTGTCCCTGACAGTAGCCAATATTATCATTATTGCACGCTGTAATCATTGATTCTGCCAGTTTATCCGCCATATCTTTTGTTTTTGGCCTTAACACATACCATCCTTTTTTATGAACATAAAAGTTTTGCATACTTACTTCTGTTCCGGTCTGATCTCCCGGTCTCCCACCGGTCAATTTCCCATTTTCATCATGTCTTGCAGATCCAATTCTCATATTTATACCTCCAAGTTCTTTTCTGGTTTTGGGTGGCTCAACTCATAGTTTGACTGCATAATTTTGAGCTTTGCCACAAATAGCTCTCTCTGTTTCTTAATTTCTTCTTCCGTCATTTCCGAATCATCTTTCCCTTGTTGCTCATTAATTGGTTTTTTAATATACTTTGATTTTGCTTTTCGTCCGGCAAGGCAATGTTCTACTGCCACCGATACCGCAGACAATCCGTATGTTCCAAACCACATCCACATCTCATCGTCTCTTTGCTTTTTATCTAAGTTGTAAGCATCCGCATAAGGCTGTAAATCAGTCGGACAGGACGTGTCTATGTCATGCACAGTAAATCCGTACCCCTTTGTAACTAAAAGCCAAAACGGGCGGATTTCCGTGCAATACGTTTCCCATGTAAGCTCTCTCTGTTCTTCTACTTTTTCCTCGGAGTTTTCTTCGCCGCTTCTTTCTGCTCTGCTTTGAGCAGTTTTGATAAAAAACCATTTTCAAGTAACTCTGCTAAAAGTGCATTGTAAAGTGCCTGAACATCTGCATCTTCTCCGTCAAAGTAGTCATCCAGCATGGCATATACTTTTCCAAGCTGCTGTTCCTTTTCTCCCTCATTGTCCGGATTGTATCCAAGTTCCTCTTTGTGAAACTTCTGCGCGCCTACAAGGATTAACTCTGGAAGAAATAAAAGGATTTCGTCAACCGCTTCGATATCTTCCATCTGGTCTAATTTTGCTACTTTCTTGATAATTCCGCTTTTCACGGTTGCTTCATATCCAAACTTGATCTGTAATTCTTTCTCGCCAAATTTTAATTTTGTCATTTTCTTTCCCTTTCTCCCTCTCATATAGGGAAAGGGCAGTCCGAAGACCGCCCTGTTCTTTTAAATTGTTTCTTCAAGCTCTGGCTCGGTTGTCTGGTTATCGTCAGCCGATCCAACCGAACTATTCGACTGACGTGTTATTCCCCCGGTGTAAAAGCTACAGCGGTGTCCATGCCCTTGTATTCTTCAATGGTAAGATTCATTTCAACCGTCAAAAGTTCGTTCTGACCAATCTCCGGCTGTGGAATCTGCTCTGGCGGCTGAGCCACAACAAAAAACGCGTCGGTAAATCCCGGGATAATAGTTTCAAACCACATTCTTTTCCCGCCGGAAAGCGCCTTATACGCCGTGATAAGTGCTTCCCACTCTTCCTTTGTGGCATCCGTAAGGTTTACCGTGATAGGGAAAGAGCCACCGGTATCTGCGCGACCCTTTACATATCTGGTAATAGCATCTTCTAATGCAGATGCGTCAATCTGTTCCGGCTCAATGTTGATACCGCCGATTGCGTTAATTCTTGTAAGCTGTTTAAACGATGTAGGCTTTGTTCCGGCTGTGGTTTCTGTTCCATAGCCAAACGTAATGCCTAACGTAGACAATCCTGCTTCTGCCATTTTTACCTCTCTTTCTACCGCCAAATAATGCGGTTATCGGGCGCATCTTTTTGCACCCGGTGCATAAAAAATAGAGCCTTTCGGCTCTTTTACATCAATCTGTCGTTGGCTCCGATTATCCGCCGGAACCTTGCAACGCTTCTAAATTTTTTCTCACTGTCATTTTTAAACTCCGGCATTGCTGTGATTTGAAATCGCATCTGTTTAAAGGCATCAGCTAAAATAGCCATAATCCCTTTTGCATCGCTCTGCTTTGTGTTTGTAATGACGTCAACCTGTATTGTTTCCTGCACCGCATTTACGGATGTGCCCTCTAAATCTGCCCCACGTTCAAGCCCCGGCATCTCGTGAATGTAAATGGTCGGGAAAACAGGGTCTTTATCAAGGTTCTTTTCAACCGTTGTAAATGCAGTGTCAAAATTCATGCTTTTGTATTTTTTCTTGAGTTTTGGTTTGGCTATCGTTGCAACATTGGAGAAAATGTTTATTTCAAGGTCAAATACCCACTGGTTGTCTGCCATTATCCAAACACCTCCTTCGCTGTCTGTGTAACAATCTGCCGCAACTCATTCGCGGTCAGATACATGAATGGTCGGCTTGGCATTCCCTCTGTAAACCACCAATCGCCATTGTCGTCCTGATAAAACCATCCATATCTTTCATCTGAAATCTGATGTATAGTTTTTCCACTTGCATACTGCCACGAAACGCCATCCGGCAGTTTCCCTGGATAAGGATTTTGCTGTCCTACGGTTCCTGTTCCAAATTCAACAAACATTGCATGGTCCGTCCCGGCAACTACCGCCCATATCCCGCCTCCTTTGGTACTTCCCTTGTATTCTGAATGAATACTGGAAATCAATTCTGATGTGAATATTGCGTCAAGGTCAGCAATTTGTACTCTGGCAATCTCTACGCCCTTTTCCGCGAGTTTTTCTGCCAATAGCTGGCATTTATATGTCAAGCTGTTTTTATAGGCTCTAAGCTCTCGTATGGCGTTCTGAATAGACTTTTCAGACAGGCTCATTGTGATTACTTTCTTTCCCATGCCGCACCTACTTCACATTTTTTTGCAATAAGAACAAATCAACCGTCAATCCCTCGTCTGCGACACCTTTTACGATGTAATCAGCCGAATTTTCGTCAACGATTGTATTCTCTTCATCTTTGTACTTTACGTCTGATCGTTTCCATACCAAAGATCCGACGCTCAATGGAAGCTTTCCTTTGTCTTCTACGATCTGAACAAAATTTGTAGAGTTATCTACGCCAAATTCTTTTATAAGTGCTTCGCTCAACTTATTGCTGATTGAAGAATAAAAAACCACAGGCTTTTCATAACCTGTGGTATACTCTCCGGTTGTCTTCGGTATCTTGTTCCCGTCATCATCAAGGTAATAAATTACATTACCATCAGAATCCGTGTACGAAGAATATTCGATGTTACCATCATCATCCGTCACATATACCGGCACCTTGCCGCTTTGCTGCGAATAACTCATTTTTTGCTTATTGATCTCAAGCATTTCACTTCACATCCTTGCCGAACCGTTTCCACAGCTCAGAAAGCTTTTCCCATCCATACATTGCGACAAACGCAACAATAAATCCTGCAATAATAGCTGCCAAGATCATATACCATAAAATTGATGTCTGGATGTACTGCATGTATGCCACAAACGCAGCGACCGTGATTCCGATAGAAAGAACAAATACCAAGATGTCCGTCGGAACCTTAGAAAATACGCCTACACCTTTGATTACCTGTGTTACCACAGACACAACAAATGCCAGCGTACCAATAATCGCCAGAATAATTGTCATGTTAGCAATTACCGACTGTATAATATCCATGATTAAACCTCCTTTTCATCATTAAGACGGGTTTCTATTCCGTCAATTCTGTGATGAGCCGATTTCACACTTTCCTCCACCTTTATGATCCTGTTGTCATGAGAATTGATTTCTTTTCGCATCTCTGAAACTTCATTTTTGATCTCGGTCGTGTTGTTTGAAATGGCATCCAACTTCATGTTAATGCGTGTGTTCTCCCTCACGCGTTCTTCAAGATCCGTGTTGTCTGTCCTTTTGTTGCTCTTCAAGCCCATAAAGACGGAAAAACCAAGCGACAGCACGCTTATAATGATTGCTGTTGATATTTCAATCGTCAAATCATATACCGCCTTTCATTTTTATGGCACACCGCCCACCACCGCTCAATGTGTGCCGCCTGCTACGTTTTGCCGACGTCGGCAAAACGTAACGCACAATCTTCTAACCAGATGGAATCCCATACGGTTATAATGCTTTTACAAACGGAAATACTCCAACAAACAAGCTTTCCCTGTCTTTCCAGCTACGGCTTACGCCGTTTTCTGAATAACTTGCCATATAGGCTTCTCCTGCCTGTGAATGGTCGTACAAGGCTAAATTGACGATTACATCCTCAAACTGTTTCAAGTCTTCGGATATTTTTTCATCCGTGTAGCTTTCCGGGTAATTCCGCTTGCTTACCACTTCATTTCTTGCCTGCTTGATAAGCTGTTCGATGTAAGGATTATCTTCTTTCTGGTCGAACACGACAACATCAGAAGTAACACCATCTTCATCCGTAACGGTTTCAATATGAAATTGTTTCAGTCTGATTTTGACCTGCTCTAATGTTGTATATTCGTCCATTCTTCCCTACCTATAATCCGAACTGCTCGATCAAAATGCGTTTCAGTTCCGCTCCACTGATTTCTTCTGCACCCTCGATCCCATGTTCAGCGGCAAGTGCCTGTAAATCAGCAGTGCTCATTCTGTTAATCTCTGTCTTGGTGTACCCTCCGGAAGATTTCTCTCCCAGAACAATGTCCGGGATTTCATCTCCTGCTTTGTACCATTTTCCATTGCGCTTTACCGTGTATTCAGCAATCATACCGCACCTCCTACGCAACTTTCATGACAACAACGCTGTCCATGCCCTCAAAAGTAGGCAATCCGATCATTGACACAACGCAATGAGTGTTGATCGGATGATTTGTTGCGTATGTATACACCGAAATACCGGTTTCTACAATAGAAAGGTTTCCGTCTGTTAAACTTCCGCTTCTCTCTTCCGGTGTCTTTCCAAAGACATAATCTCCAAGGTACACGCCGGATGCCTGCGCTGAAATAACTCCTGTAGGAATAAAATATTTGGTGGCACCGTCTGCCGGGTCGATGTAAAGTTTGTCGTAAACTTCAATCCCGATGCCGTATCCTCTAAGATACTCTGTAACCTGCCCCTGCTGTAAACGAATACCTCCATTGTAAGCAGTAATTCCAAGCACCTGTTTCTTTGTGTCTTCTGCCTTAAGAACCATCTCCCACGTTTCTGTATTCATGCTAAAACGTGCAAGGGAATATCCGGTTTTCTTTGCAAACTCACGTTTAATCTCGATAAGGTCATCAAGTGGCGTTGCTGTTTCTGGTGCAGACCATTTATCAGTATCGCTTCCGGAAATATCCTTGTAATGATCTCTCTTGTGCGCCACTCCATTGTCCGAAGTATAATCAACATAGAAGCTCTTGCCACCAATTGTTACCTGTACTCTTGGAATACCATCAGATGGTGCTAATAACTGCCAAATCTGGCGTTCCGGCACTACTCTTGCGCCCTCAATCAGCATCATCGGTTTTTTGCTGATTTCTCTAAGCACCTGGTTTGCCATGTTGGAATTTTCTGCCGACTGGTAATTTGCATACTCCTGCTCTTCACGCTCTGTTACCATGTAAGATTCACGGTAGAAAGGCATCTCGTTCTGAATATCCGAAAATCCACCGACATCTCTTAACTCTGCCTGCGCATCAAAATTGGATGCCTTTAAGGATACCGGAAGACCGTTTTTCCCTTTGATAAATCTAAGTTCAAGGCTGTCCTGTTTTCTGGTTCCAAATTTCTGTCTACCTAAGTAAGGTGCAGAACCAAGCGTTTTTTCATAATTATTCCACATAACCACAAGACTTCTTGCGGTAAATGCTTCTGCTAATGGTAATGCCATTCTCTAATACCTCCATTTTTTAATCAAAAAAAGTAACACGCGGTGTTGCTGCTTTTGCAGTTGCTTCCACGGTCACTCCGTTCGCTGTTACCTTTGCGCTGTCAATAGAACCCTGATATACATAAGTTCCAGGCGCATCTCCCATTGTTACGTCAACATCTTCCAGAAGATACCCTTTGCAAGATTCGTCATTGCTTGGGAACGGTGTCCCTGCCTTTGCAATCTTCTTTCCGTTTGCATCGGCACTTGACACCATTGTCTGCGGAACGATACACGCCGCACCCTCATAAGGAAAGAATTTTAAAATTCCTTTACTCTGTGTAAAGTCTCTTTCAATCGGTTTTCCCATAATTTACCTCCTATAAAACATAATGGTCTTTGGCTTCTGCACTTTCTGCAGGTTTGCCAAAACTGATTTTTTCTGCGTTCTCTACGTCCGCAGTTTTTTTATTTTCTCCACCTGCAGTACCGCCGCCCGGATTTTCAGAATTATTTGCAATCTCCTGTTCCTTTGCCTGCGCTGCCGCGGTTTCCTTTTCGGCTGTAATCTTTCCAAGAGCGTCATAATCAAGGCTTCCATTATCCTTGACAACGGATTTTGCCTGCTCTGCATTGATTTTTAACTTTTCCATCAATGCTTCGCGCTGATCTCTGATGGCGTTTTTTTTCTGCATATCTGCGATCTGCTGATTTGCTGTCTCTAACGCCTTGTTTGCTTTTTCAAGTTCCGTGAGGTTTCCTGCTTCCATTTCATCCAGCTTTTTCTGCAACTCATCTGCGCTGTCTGCCTTTGCCTTAAGCTCTGCTGCTTTTGCCTGTTCTCTCTGTACGGCACTGCCGTAATCAGCAATGATTTTTTCAACATTTTCCTCACTGATACCCATTGCAATTAACTCTTCTCTTTTCATTGATTACCTCCGATATGTCTTTACGAATTTTTGCGGTGCAACGACACCGAATGACACTGTTGATTTTTACGCTCACAACTTTGCGAATTTTTATAAAATAAAAACAGCCACCGATTACTCGGTAGCTGTCTTATTTTGCTGTTTATTTAATTGGTTTACAATTTCCTGTGCTTTTTGTTCCTGCTCTTCTGCATTATCAATTGTTTTCCACAACGCATCTATATATGGCTTAGACAAGAGGAATGTCTTTTCAGCATCTCCCCAAAGCCCCACCGTTTTAATGGCAATAAGAGGATGTATGCCGCACTCTAAAAGCTGATATAGTGTTTGCGACTTTGTATACATATTGTCTTGCGGGCTATGATTGATTTGCACATCAAAATCCCTCATTGACAATTTCAAATCATTGTCCTTAACGCGTATTACATTTAAGACAACTTTTGCAAGTCTCTTCTCTGCCGATTTCACAATTGGGTCTTTTAATTTTGCTCTTGTCTTTGAAAAATCCCATCCAGCCCTTAATGATACTGCTCCTTGTGTATCTCCTCCAGAGTTTTGGGACTCTCTGTTTGGTATTGCTAATATTGCCAAGGCATTGTCCCACAAATCATCTTTTGCCACCTGACACTGGCTCTGATTTAGTTCCTGCGTCATAATCTCAACATCGGCTTTGTTATCCTTGTTATTGGACTTTACCGTCAAAGCATGGCTCATTTTCATCTCTTCAAACGTTTTTTTGTCGATTTCACAGTTCACAAACTTAACCCAGTACTGAACAAACTGCTCAATTCCATCCATTCTGTTTGACTGCATATTGTTTATGGCATCCAAAATACCTATGACAAGCTCAATATCAGAAATTCTCTCATGATTATTTGGAAACTCAACAATAGGTATACTTCCAAATGCATGCAATTTCCATTCAGAAACTACTCCGTTTTGAAGTTTACATGAATAGTTGTCCGTATAGCACAGTTTGTACCATCTTCCATCTTCGTCTTTAAGCTCCTGCACCGCAACCACCGGTTCTTCCGTGCTCCGATTATAAATAACACACGTATTCATTGGAGTAGGCGCAACAATTTGAAATGGTATTTCTCCATTTGCAAATCTTACCGCCTTAAAAGATGTTCCGGTTGCTGACTGCCACTCTCCTGCTTTAATGTCTTTTTCCTGTTTATTCGCATCCACAAGATAGTCATTCAGCGCATCCACTGCCCGATTAATTTCATCATCATCTTTTCGACTGATAAACTGTATTGGCTCGCCATATGTCTGTCCTACTTTGAACTGAACAATCTCATACGCATGATTTTCTACTATTTTGTTTGTAATATCAGCATTTTGTACCTTTAATCGGTATAAAATCGGCTGATCTCCTTTGTAATACCGCCATAGGTATTCTATGATGGTTTTGTTGTAATAATAATTTCCGATGCAGTCTCCAACCACCTTGACAATATTGTCTTTTGTGATAGTTTCAACATCAGTATATAAAATTTTTCGCCCATAACATCCCTTAACAAGGTCTTGGAGAGATTTATTATTCATAATTGGCTCCTAAATAAACGTCATCCCACTGGATGTTGACCGGATTGTAAGAGATTTTAATTTCGTCTTTCCATTCTCCGGATAAAAAACAACTTTCTTGTGGCATTTCCTACATTCCACAGAAATGTTCATTGTTGAACGCCCATCGTGTGTGGCAACTTTTCTTCCGCAACGCGGGCAATATATTGTTTTTGGTGTATATCCCATAAAATCCTCTTTTCTTTGCAAAAGAAAAAGCACCGGAGATTTCTCTTCGATGCTCTTTCAATGGGGGATGGTAAAGTGTTCAACTATTTGTTGACTTCTTCGATTATAACTATATCAGAAAAAAACCGGACATATCGGACAACTTTACTCTTTCATAAATCTATCGAACGCTTTTCTCACGCTGTCTTCTGTGTTATTGCCTCCTATTTGGTCGGCAACCTTATTCCAAGATTGATTTTCTAAAAATCTAAGGTTAATTATTCTTCTAATTCTGCTATCTTTTATATTTGCAATAAACTCTTCTACTTCATTTGTTTTTTCAAGAAGTTCGTTTTCCAAAATTTCGAGGGTGGTTTTTCTGGAATATAACAAGGTTTTTTTGTGCCTATATTCTGGCAATGGTATTCCTTCTATTTTAAAATGTTGGTTTCCACCATTTCCGCCAGAAACGCTATCAATAACCGTTCCTTCCTGTTCAATTTTTTCTATGTATTTTTCAAGCTTTTCAATTTTATTCCTTACTTCTTTTACTTCTTCTCTTAAATCTAAGTATTGATTTAAAATATCTTTGTTTACCATATCAATACCTCCTAAACGGATTCACTGCTGCTTCTACTTTTGCTACATTCCTTCCATTTGTCACTCTAAGCGCAAAGTTTGAAAATACATCCGGCACATCATCCAACTGCTTTTTACCGGATACTGAATATCTCTTAAGAAGAGACATCATTACTCCGTATGGCTCATTCGGCTTATATGATGATGGGTCTTTAAATATAACGTGCTGCAATATCCAGTTTGAGCACTGAAAAATCCTTGCTTCCTTATTTGTCTCCGTCGGTGTATCTGTGATATTGCATATCCATCCTTTGGCTTCCACTCGCTTGTTTACTTCCATTGCGACACGGTCCCCTCCGGCATTTCTCTCAAATTCACATTCCTGAACTTTGTTGTTTGTCAAAACATTTGCTGCATTTTCATACTGAACCTCATAATCTGCCGTGTTATCGCAAACACAATCCACGCAGTAGTAATCTTCTCCGTATTTTTGCAATACAGGCAGAACAAAATAGTCTGTTCCCTTTCCCTTTGTATCGCACTGGCCGGTTACAATCTCCGGCTCTCCATGCGGCAAATTAAGATACCGACGTATTTTATCTTCCGGAAACAGCAATCCCTCACGCTCAATCGGTTCCTGTTTGTAAAGGCATCTATATGATATGTCGTCCATCAATAATTGCTGGTCTTCAAAAAATTCTTTTGTAAAACCGGAGAACTCATATTCAAAGTTGCTTTCTCCTGTAACTGGGTCTACATCCGGTACCGCAATAACCTTTACTCTCGGATTTCCCTCGTACATATTTTGGATGCGCCCTATGACGTCGTGTACGCTCCATCTTGTGGCAATATGTATTTCCTTGCAGTTCTTGCCGTCCGTGTCCTGTATCTTTCTCTGGCGGGCATCTACGGCATATTTATCCCACAATTTATCAAGGATAATGGGATTCATTGCTTCTTCGATACCGCCTATCATATCGTCAACCAGTAAAAACTTAGAAGCCCTTACTTTACCTGCATTCTTACTACCAACAGACGTACATTGTACGGATGGAAACGATTTGTACTTCCCGACATTAAACTGCTCCATCTTTGCATTTGTGCTTGTCACTGAAAGATCCGGGAAAATTTCATTCCATGTATATTCTTCCGTATTTGTAACAATATCGTACACACCGTCATAGTACATTCTGGTGATATCTCCACTGTGCGAATAAAAAAGACTGAAATCTCTAGGGAACCATCCGGCAACAAGCGCGTGAAACATTTTTTCAACCGTTGTTTTACCCGCACCTGGAACAAGGGATACGCACAGGATGTCATATCTATCATCAATCATGCCTTGCAGCGCATCTATGAGTCCGATTTTTAAGAATTGCTTTCTTCTTGGCATGTAAAACCGCTCTTTAGGCTCTCTCTTCTTCTCCAAATACTGGAAAGCACTATCCACAACTTTGTTTTGCGCTTCTAAAAGCAAAATTCCGTAGTATTTGTCCAGAATTTCATAAGATACCTTGTTTTGGAATGAATATTTCTCTAAATCCCATGGTGTGCCACCTGTAGATTGAAATATAAACTGCTCCGTCAGTTCTTTCGCTCTGGCAGAAACCTTTAATCCATACTCAACATCCTTTTCCGTCAGAATGGCTACCCTTGCCGCTTCTTCCATGGCATCTATTACCTGTTCATCAACGCCATGCACCTGTATGTAATTTTCATATCCATTTACTGTGGAAATTAGGCTTGAACTTGCCAAAAGAAAAGCACCTCCGCAAAAGCAGAAGTGCCTTGACCTCTGCCTATAACTGTTTTAGGGTAGCGACTAACTCCATTTGTTAGCCGGTAATATTATTTTATTTTCTTATTATTGGTTCTTGCTGATATTGACAAGTCCACTCTGAAATATCGTTGTTGTCGATATTTTGTTTTGCTTTTTCTATTTTCTTTGAGAATTTACAATGCCACAACGCATAATTAAGCCTTGATTGCGAATAGTAAATGCAACATCTGTCTTTCAAATACTTTTTCATCTTCGGATAGTAAAACCACGATTTTATAAAATCAATAATCATTTCCATTCTCACACAACACCTTCCTGCTTGCTTATCGTCAGCTTCTCTTATTTCATCCATAAATTTCTCCTTATCTACGCATAAAACCTTTTCAGCCACTTCGACACATTCTTTTCTCTTTTCGTCATTAGTGCATTCTCTGTCTGTGTTATATCGGCAAAAGGTCAGGTTGCATTTTTTATTATTAGGTTCGATAGGCTCTTGTTTATAAAAACATTCATAAAGTTTTTGCCTGTCTGCCTCGTTATTTGCCACAATAACAAGTTCATCTTCTAAATTGGAACAATCTATAGGCTCGCCGTTTCTACCGCCTATTTCGCGCGATTGTGCTTCTCTAAGTGCTTCACGCTCTATTGATTCAATTACTTCTGCCATGCTCATTCTTCAATACTCCTATCAAATCATGCATTTGAATCAGTAGTTTTTAAATATTCAACGAACTGTGCCCAAGCCTGTTCGCATGTTAAATCGCCAACAGGATTTTGAACATAGTATTCTTGGAAATATTCCCTGGCCTTTTCTTTTTCATCTTCGGAATATGAATCCCATTTAGAAACTCCAGATTTCTTTTTGAAAAATTCACATTCATGTTCACTGTCAGCAAATCCAGCACCAGGAATCCATTTTCCCGGATGGTTGCACATTTCAGCCATCCCTACAACTTCGTTTCTATCAAATCCAAGGTAAGCACAATCATAACACGTCATTCTTCCGCCAACTTTCTGCCGCACATCGGACAAAATTCAATTTCCATTGCTATCGCTACGTTCATTCCATTGCTACAACATTTAGCATACTGTGGACATTTATCAATATGGCATTGAATAACATTTATATAGCCCAATTTTTTGATTTTAAATTCTCCATATGCAGTTTTATATGATTCTTTCCCATTACAAAAATCACACATTTTCAACACCTATCCCTGCATCTGTGATAAATAACTTTTCCTCTTACATTCGCTTCATATGCTCTTCCAAGTGACCGAACAAACAGATATTTCTTTTTCTCACAATCCATATAATCCAAGGAATTCATATATGGCTCCAATTCGTTTGAAAGCTGTTCCACAAAATCCTTGATATGCTTGAATGCCTTAATTGCCTGTTCTTGTATAAACAAAACTATTGCTTTCCATGTATCAATTACTTTTACGGCATACTCAAGAATCATTTCTCCTAATTTTCGATACCATAATTTGAACTCGACAACCATATATCCTTGCAATTCAATAACTTTTTTCTGATCTTCTGACACATTAAGATCCATACTCACACCTCAACACCATCGCATTTTTCATAAGAACCAAGACCTTTAATGTAATGGCTTCTCGTATCTTCAAAGTTTCTGCAATCTACGACTTTCCCCTCGTCAATACACTCTTGTAAGTATTCGCATTTATCGCATTTCGTATCTTTCTCTATTCGTGGTGCAGTAGCTACTTTTTGCTTTTTCCCGAACATTCTCTTAAATTTTTTTAAAAATCTCATGCTTCCACCTCATTTTCATGTGAATTATTCAATAATTTCGTATATTTCTCCTTCACATTCCTTTGGAGCCATCGTTCCCCATCCATTCTTTTTTTTTAACTCATAATGATTTTCATGCTCTGTAACTTCAAGCACATCGCCTTTATTAATCACCATCTTATATCCATGTTTTTTGTCATTTATTTCTACATCCTCTAAAAATCTTGCTTTCATACTTACACCTCATTTTTGCATAAAAAAATACCAACCATCGAATAGCGGCACAAGGAATCGAACCTTGTCATACCAAACCATGCCAACCGCTTTCAAATCTGCAATTTCTATTCACGGAAGGGTTTTATGTTACCAATGATACCGCTTACCATCCATACATCTTCCATCGACCTGAACTATTGCAGTAGTGCCAGACTAAGTGAAGATAAGGAATTGATGTGGCGTGGATTTGCACCACGCAGGAGTGTACAATCTGGTCATCTATGTTGTCGGTTTCAACCAATTCTCTACGACAATTCCGTTTACCTATTCCGTCACACATCAACACCCAATTTTGTTCGGGCAAACGCAGTGTGTAGGATTCGAACCTACAAGGCGAATAAACGCCCGACCGGATAGCAACCGGCTCCAATTCCATTATGGGAACACTGCATCTTGATGGTGCGATTTCTTAAACAACCCATCCATTACAACTGTCTACCACGCACCTGCCAAACAGTGTTTTTAGGGAGTTGAGTGAAATAGGGAAGAGAGGAATCGAACCTCTATTGTTTACCACTTGGAAACTGATTTACAGTCAGCCGCAACACCGCCAATCGTTGCCGCTTCCCCAAAACCGCCCTCAGACGGTTAGCAATCATATTTTTCGTGCCATGCGTTGCACTATCCTGTGTGATATCACAGAAAATAGGCTGGTGAGGATTTGCACCTCACATAACAACGACTTTCCACAACGGGTAACACCCTTAACAGGTTCCTTCATTGCCTTGTTGATTCAATGACTTGTTCCTAACCAAAGCGTGGTTGTCTTATGCTTAAGCGTCTACCTTTTCCGCCACAGCCTAATTGTATTTTTGACAGCTCAGGCACCGTGGGATAGGCACCCGAACTATCAATAGGAATCCGCCTGTATTGCTCGTCAGCAAATTACGGGACAACCATCATCCAACACCAAGCGGTCTTCCGCCTTGCCGTACTTCGCGGCAAACGCCACCGGACGGTCTCGCACCGTCCTTAACAGAAACGTCCTAGTGGCGAAAGGATGTGTCATGAAAAACACCAAGAAGGAGAATTTACGGAATGGATCGTTAAACCCATTCCTCCATCGGAACGGCAGGAATTGAACCTGCGACCGCTCGGATATAAGCCGAGTGCTCTGCCAACTGAGCTACGTTCCGTCACAGCGCGCATAGCGCGCCGTTTATGATAGTATTTTTGATCTTTTTATTTTGCCGACGTCCACTAACACCGAATAATTGCTTACGCCGAGTTTTTTCTTGCAAAAACCGAATGCCAGTGGACTTAAGCTATACTGGATGCTCCGACTTCTCAGACTGGTGCTCAGCGTCACTGTCAAGATCCAGAACGTCGGTTTCTCCCGCATGTTTTTTTCTGCTTATATGTATTCTTCCGACCGTAGTTAAAATCTCCGGCAAGAAGCGAATACCAAATATCGGGTCATACAAAACCATATCATCATCTCCACATTGCAAATATATTGACAAGAAACAATGCAATAAGTGATCCCCAGACTGCCACAGCGTCCTTTTCGTTGCTGCTATCTCTTCCAAGCAAGAAAAACGTCAAAATCGCAAGGGCATCAAATGTTGTTATGACTGTTTTTAAAATCAACATGATTTACCTCCATTTTCAAAACTGCCCGTACCGGACTCGAACCGATAAATGCTGGGATCAAAACCCAGTGCCTTACCATTTGGCAAACGAGCAATGCAAGCAATCTATTTCTCCGGCATATAGTAAACAAGGTTATCAAATACTGTTGCTGCCATCCTTGGATCATCCATCTTGACGCATCTAATCGGTGTATTTTGTGATGCTGCAACTAATGCAGAGACTTGTTTCTCGTCCATATTTGTGCAAACTACCTGTACAGGCGCATATGCTTTATGCATGTCCATAAATACTTCTGCTGCTCGTTCTGGTGTAGCATATTTCCCAATGGCAAAAGTTCTTCCATCAAAAGTAGCGCTTATGCATTCATAGCTTGTTCTAAATTCGGTCCGGTCAAAATCAAGCGAAACGTCTTTGCTTTGTGATACTACTCTCATACTTTTCCATCCAATCTCTTTTTGTTTTTGAGGATATTTAAAGGACTTAGTAGTGCTGATTTTCTCAACCTATCAAACCCCCTCCCCATCCATGCCGAATCATGCTTTGAACATTGATAAATTGTTTGAATTGTTCGTTAAATTCCATTCGTATTTTACAACTATTCGCAAAACCCTTGTTTTGCGTAATGTATCAACGATTTAATGCGCCTTAAGGCCATTAAACACTGGGCTTTAAATTGTTTGAATTGTCTATTGCGTTTTTCTCGCTTTTTTCAACCAGAATTGTCGGAGTTGTTCGGCAATCCTATACAATTATTAGCCCCAAGATGTGGCAGTTCTTCGGCTGTCAACGCTCTTGCTCTGGATCCCTGATCTCTAACGCCCGGCATATTGAAACCGCAATACTTGTTGAGTGATGGCATGTAGTTCATGGGATTTCCTTTGCCGGAAACTTGTAAACCTACCAAACTTTCCTCACGCATTTCGTCAAGTTTTTTGCAAATGTCGGAGCCTGATGAGCCTAGCTGCACGCCATTGACCCAGCCATTTAATGTATCTCTATGTATTCCAGTGAAGAATGTAAACCCGACAATATTCACTACTTTCTCGTAGTCATTGCACAGGTCTATATATATATCTAATACCTCGTTAACCTTATCTGTATCATAGGCATTATTAATATTATTATCATCCTTTAGGTACTTTGGGTTAACTTTAAATACATTCTCATAGATATATTTACAACAGTTATACCATCTATTCTGTGATATTTTGCATAAATCCTCTATATTCCTCTCTTCCATCCAGAGATTTATATACATGTCAATGTCATCTTTAAAAACATCAACTGTATTATTTACTTCCTGCATTTTAACTGCTGACATGTTATATATCTCCTCTCTCCAGTACTGGAATACTTAA